ACAGCTTTACTTTGCCCGCAACTAACTTTGTGACTAAAACTGCTGGCGTGTCTGATAATGACCCGGTTAAGTGGGCCATTGACCTGCGTAATGCGGCAATGGATGACCCTGTTGTGCCGGGTAAGTACCGCCCTGTTGAACTGCTTGTCACTTCTAATTTTGCCCGCGTTTTGCGCGAAAACACTAAATTCTGGGACGCCTGGCGCGGCTTTAACAACGAGTCTACTACCATTACTCCTACCCCGCTTTATTTCTACCCGGATGAGTATGTCATTGACGCTTACTCCCGGATGACTGGAATGCGGGTGACGGTGTACGATGGTGGTTACCTGGACGCCGCCGGCACTTTCCACAAGTTTATTCCTGACAACACCCTTATTGTTATTTACGAGGGCGCGGGGCGTTTGGCTGAATTCGTTATGACCGCCCACGCTCATACTGATGGTAACCGGCTTGAGCTTGGTACTGGCCCTTACGTAGTGGTAGACGACGGACGCAGAAAGCCCAATCCTTACTACGCCATTTTCCACGGCTTCCACGGCTTGCCTCGGATGCTGGACTACGACCCCAAGACCCTTAAGTGCCACCGCGTGAAGAAAATGCAGTACGCCTAATGCGCTGCTTAGCTTTACGTATTTTGTACGTAGGTAAGCTTTACATGCCTGGAGAGGAATTAACCCTCTCCAGGCAACTAGCGCTGCTTTTTAAGGCTGCAGGCCATGTACAATTAATGGAGGACGCCGATGGAACTGGAGAGGGTGTGGAAATACATACCAGCTGAGGTACTACGCCCTAACCAGGTTACCATTGACGGTAAGGGCGGTGTAACGCAAGCCAGATACGACGAATTCGTTTTAGACGCTTGGGAAAAAGCTAGAATGCATTTACGCGCTAGGTTTGACTTGGTGTTACCGCCTATAGCAGACTTGCCGCCTGAAGATGCTGAATATGTAAAAGACGCTGTAGCTGCTATTGTTGCCGCTTACATTCTGCGCCGACTTCCTGCTTATCAAGCTTTGTACAAAGACGCCTTTGCTGAAGGTTTTGCTTCTCTTGATGAGTGGGCACTTCAGAAGAAACGTGAAGAAGGTTTGTTAACCGGGCCTAGTTTTGTTGAGGACGGTTTTGAAGCGGGGTTTCCTAAAATATGAGTTACCGCTTGAACACTCGACTAAAGGCTTTTACAGCAAAAAGCACTCAGGCTATTTCAGCCGCACTGCTGTCGGCGTTGGATGTTAGGTTGAGGCTTGCATTTGATGATGCAGTAAAAAACCCTAGAGTAGCGCAACGCATTTCTAATCAGCTAAAAAACCTAGCTACTAAAAACGCACAGGTAAAATTTCAAAACGAAATGCGCAGGCTAAGCGCTATGGCTTTGACGCCAAGTGAGCGTAAAGACTTAATAACCGAGCTTAATAAAAAAATTGAAGACAGGCAAGCCCTCACGCGTATTAGCAAAATTTTAAACGCTCTTGATGTAAAAAAGTTTAAACGTAAAACCGTTCCGGTCATGGCGTGGTACTTATCCAGTGGTTACCCAAGTTATAGAGCTTATCGTCGAGGAAATAAACCAAAAAGCAGGTCACAAATTGACCAGTATAAAACGCGCATGAGGGTTTTGGCTAGTTATGGTGACAAAACTGCGGCTACAGCATTAAAACGAGTTACGGGGTTAAAGGACATTAATTCTTTGCTTATTCCACAACGAAAGTGGGGTTATGAAACCGGCCAATTTGCTAAAGCAGTTGCTAACGGTAAGTTTAGGTTAAACCAAGTTCAACTGCGACAAGTAGTCAGTAGATATGGTGCTTTAGCCTCAGCAGAAAGCACTAGAGAGCAATTAGCGTCTAAAATAGCTGTTAGTTTAAAAGACGCAAGTTTGGCACAAATGGCAAGTCGCGCAAGCGCTGCTTTAAGACAAGTTATACAAGAAGACAATAAATTTGGTTTTAAAGTCAGCGTTTCTATGGACTTTGATATTCCAAATGACGAAATAGGCCCTATGAGCAATTTTATTCGAGCCGGGTTTAAAGGCGTTAATTTTCCGGCTACTAATCCTGAACTAGCCGCAATTGCCCTTATTTCTGCGTTATCAAAAAAGACAGGAGGTAACCAAAATGCGTAATTATGAGCGCGAGTTTGTTGAGGCTTTACAAAACTATTTAAACAATATGACGTTTACCACTTACGATGGTAGCGTTGAAAACATTATTGGTATCAGCGTTGGTAAATTTCCACCGCGCATACCTGGTTATCCGTTTGTTTTAATTTCGCCCTTAGGCCCTGATTGGGAAACAAACGTTCTTGGTGGTACTAACCGCAGTCGTCGCACCCGTAAAGTAAAAGTACTTATTGAGCTTCATTACGAACATCCTGACCCTGAAACAGGCATTTTTAAAATGTCTGACATTTTTACGCAAATGACTGAAAACTTATTGGCTCAAACGCGACTGCTAGATGAAGAAATGCTAGAAATTATTGACACAGACTACGCATATATTCTTGCTGACGAAGAAGGCAACGAAGACAATAAACCTGACACAATACCCGATTGGGGTTACAAAGGCGTTGCAACTATAACTTTAGAAGCCCAATGGCGTTTCCACTGAGGAGGAACACATGCCGAGAGGAATTGACTCGATTGTTGTAGTAAAGCGGCAGACTGCCCAAGGCACGCCTGCTACTTTTAGCGCTACCGATTATGCGATGCCGCTACGGTCCGAAACCCTGCGTGCTGCGCCGACTATTTATCAGTCTGAAGCGCTGCGTCGTCAGGCCATGCGTGACCGCAAGCTGGCGCGGCTTGGTACGCTGGACGTAAGCGGTGGCTTGGAGGTTGAGGCTACTAACCACGGCCTTCACACTTTGCTCCCTTTGGCTTTTACTGTAGTCAACAATATCACTCAGCTTGGCCCGCACACTTCTGTAAGTTTTACTGCTCCTGAATACGGCAGACAATACTCTCTTGATACTAGTGACTTGCCTTATGCTACTGTTGCCGTTTACGACGGAGAAGTGCGCAAGCTTTACACCGATATGAAGGTGTCTGGCTGGCGGGTGCGGGCAGACATTAACCAGCTTGGGTTGTTTGGTATTGACTTTATTGGCATTAACGCTTCGGTTGATGGGACTGCCGTTACCGCTACCGTGCCTGCTACTGAATACGGCCTTTACTTTGAGCAGGCCAAGGTAGAAGTGGGCGATGCCGGCGGCTCAATTACTGAAATTCCGGTGCGCTCTTTTGAAATTAACGGCAATACTAACGCCAATGGCGACCGCTACCGTCTTGGCAGCCGCTTCCGCCGCACCGTACCGACTGGCCGTTTTGAAATTACCGGTTCTATTACCGTAGACGCTAACTCCTTCCCTGGCGACCCGGAAAAGTTTTATGATGCGGTACTGAACGGCCAATTCTTGCAAATGGTGTTTACTTTCTCTGACCCGAGCAATGTTGTAAACTACACCCACAGCGGCGGTAACGCCACCACTCCGAGCTTGTTTGTTGTGAAGGTGCCTTTTGCCCTCATCGAATGGCCCGACCACAACATTTCTGGTCCAGACTTTATTGAGGGTGCAGTTCGGTTTACTGCGTACGCCGACGGCAACAACGGCATTACCATTGAACACGTGTACAAACTTTAAGCTTTAATGTGACTTTAGGGGTTGGACAGCTTTGGCTGTCCAACCCTCTTCTTTTATTATGCTGACACTTGGCGATATATACGGTAAGGAAGCTCCAATTAAGAAAGAGTTTCCTTTTGGCACGTTTACAGTATCTCCGCTAGACATCGACTTTTGGCTACGTCTGCAGCGTGACCACGGAAAAACTCTTGATGACTTTTTGAAACTTAATGAATTGCAAGGCAAAGAAAACCAAACAGAAGCCATTCTTGAAACGACTGAATTGTTGGTATGCATGTTTCATGCCGCTACATGGCCTTATGTAAACCAGTCGGAATACAGCAGTGATGGGTGGAAAAACGCTATTTTTCTGCTAATGACCACTTATCCTGTTCTAGGTGAGTGGTTTTTGCAGCACATTCTCGACTCTATGCCAAAAGGTAGCGGAAGTGCCCGCCCAAAGTTTTAAACCCGCGCACAGGGAAACCAGACTCCGAGCCGCTTTCTTGGGAAATAATTTTGGACATTATTGTTACAGTCAAAATAGACCCAAATGCTGTGCGCGGGATGACTATACGCGGCCTTGTTAAGTTAATGGAAAAAGCTGTCGAGCGGGAAAAAATGTTAGCACAGGTTAGTGCGGTTGGAGGGCTTGGACAACTTTTTTAATTTGAGGTAAGCATGGCCGAAGTTGAACTTTCTGTATCTCTAACTAATTTGCGTAAAGAAGTTGAGCAGGGCTTAGCTCCTATTGCTCAGTTACTAAACCGCTTGGCGCAAAGTAAAGACTTGGAAGTAAAGCTTGACCCTAAGGGTGCTGAATTTTTTGCTAAACAAATTGAAAGGCTAAAAGGCGTTGCGCCGGAAAAAGCACAAGCCTTGTCTGAGCAATTTAGTGAGCTGTCGCGTTCGTTTAATAAAACGCTTAATTTGTTGCAAGCTAACAAATTTACCGAAGCAAGCAAGTCAATGTTGCAAACTAAGCAAGCTCTAGAAGAGTTTATTAAAGCTGCTAATGAGTTATCAACGTCTGTAAGCCGCCGTGTTAGCAGCTTTGGCAAGCTTGGCGGTATGTTGAAAATTAAAGAAGGCGCGGGTGACCAAATTTATACGGTTGACCCTGAAAAATACCGCTCTTTTGTTAAATACCTGCAAAAGAATTACGAAGCTATTGTTACGCAAATTGACAAGAAGGAAAGGGATGCGGTTAAAGCTTTAGCCGAAAGCTTTTTGAAAGTGTCTAGCAAAAAGTCAGATGGGCAAGAGTTTTTGCAACAGCAATGGGGCCAACAACTGCTTAAAAGTTTAGCAGAAGCCGATAACGCCCTTTCTGACTACGTAAAAGGCGTTGCTGGGACTATTAAAGGTGTATCGAAAACTCTTACTCAACAGCAAGAACAGCTGCTTTACGACTTTGAAGAGAAGTTTAAAGAAGCTTTGGTTGGCAAAGGGCTTAAAAAGCTAGCGCCCGATATTAAGACTGATAATTTTTCTCGCATATTGGCCTTTGTTCGTGGTAGCCCCGAAAAGCTAGTTGACACGCTATATGCGCAAATTATTAAAGGCACTTTAGGTGCCGACATGTCTGTTGGCCTTGGCGCCGAAGCACTCCGCGACGTCGTTGTTACAAACACTGACAAGTTGGTAAAATTCATGCGTTCTAACTTAATGCTAAGCAACGAAGCTGCGGTTCAGGACTTAATTAAAAACGGCGGTCAAAGGGTATTTCCTGCTATTGAAGAAGCTGTACGCATTTTCTCTCAACAACTTTTGACCGCCACCAATACTCAAATTCGAGCCACAGCACAAGCTATTCGTAAAGACCCAACCCGTTTTCAAATTCTTGAAGACTCTATTGTTGACATGGTGGCCGATGCCATTGAAGGCGCTGCAAAATTCCTCGATGAGCGAGGCCCAAACACAAACTTTGTTAACCAGCTTCAAAGAGCGGGCGTTGCTCTAATGGCAAGAGAGCAAGCCGATGATAACTTTTATGCCGATTTTTATAAAGCTGGCCGTCAAGTAAGACAGCAACAGCTAATTGATAGTTACCTTTCGGCGTTTTTTCCTAGCTTGGGCAGAAAATTAAAAGAGTTAGAAATGTCTACTGACCCTGCTGTAACCATGCAGGCGGCCAAAATTAGAGGTAAGTTTGTTACCAATTTTGGTCCGTCAATTGATGCCGCTCAAGGGTTGCTGCTTAACACCCTTGCTAACTTTATTTCAGGTTTGGGTGTAGCTGCGGTATTTGGTATTGGGTTTACCGTAGCAAAGTACATTCAAGACATGGAAACCCTAAACAAAGAATTACAAACTTATAAGAATATTTTGCAGCTTAATTATGAGGAAGCAGCTGCTCAACAAATTGAAGACTTGCGCGAGGAGTTGCTTGAATTGGCAACTGTAGCCAATGTTGCTACGCAAAAAGTTGCTGACCTGTTTGGCTTCTTTACTCGAAATAACTTAGCTTTTGACGATTTAGCTATAAAGCAGCTAGCACAAACGCTTGGCTTTATTAGCGAGGCGTTTGCTGTTCCTTTTGACCAATTGAAGGAAAAGATAAAGACTACTTTGCTTGAACAACGCCAGCGTTTAATTGGACCTGAACAACTTAACCAGGTTGTGGAAGTAGGCGGGCCGCAGGCAGACAAAGCGCTCGACTTGTTTAGCAAACTAATGTCTTCTAGCAAAACCATAGGGTTTTCTGTTGAAGAAATTGCCAAGGCTACGCGGTATTATCTTGACACAGGAAAAGACGTTGTTGACAATTACTACGACATTGCACGTGCTGTAGAATACGGCACTAAAAAGTACGAAGAGCATAGCAAGCGGCTAGAAAAGGTTGCTGAAAACTACAGAAACGTTGATATTACTAACCTGCTCGGCTTCGACCGCGAAAACAGGCGTTTTGATGTTCAAGAATATCAGCGTCGTATTGGTTTGCTTATTTCCCGCTCAGGGCAAGACGCGTTAGGAAATATTGGCATTGGCGGCCCTAGCGTTGCGTTAGCAAGCTTGCAAACCTCACTACTTGGCTTGGTAGAGCTTATTCGCCAAGCCACTAAGTTAGTGGGCATGATACTTGACGCTACTGGACCGCTTGGAAACTTAGTGCGTGCTTTGGCCGGACAAGCCGGGCTTGCTATTACTATCGCTCTTGTAGCGAGCTTTTTTCGGTTAATGAACAACTTTTTGAAAAACATTGGTAAAAGCACAAAGGAGTTTACCGACGAATTGTTTAAGGCTTTTAAGGTTGACCCTAAGGATGCAAAAAACCTAGAGAAAACGTTGAAGGATAGCAAGGGCGTTATAGGGCGTTTAAGCGGTTCGCTGGCGGCTTTGATAGAGGGACTAACGCTTTTTGGCCGAGTACTACTTCGCTTTTTAGGGCCTGCTGGTATTGTAGCCGCTGTATTAACGACGGTTGGGGCTATTACTCTTCAAGCAGAGAAGCAAAAACAAGAACGCATTGCTAAAGGCCAAGAAGTAGACCGCTCTGTAGTAAGGGGTTTTTCTGAAAGCGGTAATGTTGTCGTAAGAAATACTGATGGTAAACTAACCGAAGTTGACTTATCACGCCTTGGAGGTTTGACGGAAGCACAAATTATTGCTGCTTTTAGCGATGAGCAGCTGCGTACACCAAGCGCCGAAATTATTCGTCGCGCTGTTAACGCTGCCCGCAACCTTAACAAAGCCATCACTTCTTCGGCTGAAAAGAAAATATTGGCCGATTTAGAGGCTTTGGGTAAAGAATTGGACAAGGCTATTCAAGAAGTAGTGGACGCAAACCCCGGTAAGTCAGAAGCCGAGTTAAATGTGCTTATTAACAAAGACAAAAAGGTGAGAGAAATTAACGACATGATGCGCAAAGCGTCTAATCAGCTAAGCGATGCGTTTGACGCAATGATTGACGAAAAAGTTGGTCAAATTCAAGAACTGGTAAAAACCTTGTACGATTGGTGGTCCAAAGGCAGGCCAAAGAAAATGAGTTTTGAAGAATTGGTCACTAATAACCGCGACTACCAAAGCTTAATGCGCGATATTCAAATTTTACAAAGCCAACGCGAATTGCTACAAAAGGTGCGCCCGCTTGCTGATTTAGGTGAAGCGTTAGCCGCGTTTGACGACACTACCAAGACGGTAAACTCTCTTTTGCAAGCTGCTTTGAAAGCTTTGGACTTGAACAAAGAGTTACTTACCGCTCCACCCGATAAAGCTCCGTTTATTAAACTGCAGGCGCAGCTAAACGCTATTAGGGCGGCTTCTTCGGACTTGACTGGACAAGCTAATGCAGCAGCTATTGCAAAAGCAACGAACGAAGTTCTTGCGCAGTATGCGCAAGAAAAGCAAGCAGTACGCCAACGCGAAAGAGCTTTGTTGCTTGAAGCTGCTCAAATATTACCGTCCGACTTTGCACGTTTGAATGAGTTGCTAAGAATTAAACAACAAGACGTCAGTTTTTATAACACCTTAATTAAGCAACTAAAGGGTAGGGGCGCTTCTCTAAACAACCCTGCGTTAGTAGAAGCGGAATTTAATTTAGATAGAGCCAAGCTTGAAGTTGAACAGCAAAAGAAAGCTATTTATGCTTTTGAACAAGAGCTGGCGCGCGCTAGGGCACAAGTAAATACCAGGCTATTCCAAAGCATTGAAGAAGTGTTTTTCCCCGCTAAAGGCGGCAACACCGCGACCGCCAGACTAATGCAAACGGTTAACCAACTGGTCCAAGAAAGCATGAACTTGCCTTTGGACCAATTTATTAACATGCAAAAAGCTATTTTTGAGGGGCTTGATAACATTCGCCCGTTAGCAGAAACGTATGACCGCCAAGTTACTGAATTAGAGCGTGCGTTTAAAGCCAGCCGTAGGGCTACAAAGCCTGAAGAAAGGTTTCGAAACATTCAAGCCTTTATTGACAAAGGCATTCAAATGGTTGAAAGCGGCAAGCTGCTTACCGGAGCGTCTGCAAGGTTTGTAGAGTTGCTGTCTGACCAGCTATTTACTGACGGCGGTCAGCTGTCGCAGCTGCAGCAATACACTTCTCAAGGATTATCAAAGCTTGAACAGCTAAGCCGTAAAAACCGTCCTAACGACTTGAGTGCCCAAATTGTTGAGCTAGCAAACGGTTATGTGGAAGTGGCAACTATATTGGGCAATTTGGTGCAAATGGAGGCCACTTTTAAACAGAATGTAGAAAGGCTAAAAGAGGTTGGTAAACAAGTATTTGGTCAAAGCACTACTAACTTGAGAAACCTGCTACAAAAGTATCAAGTTGAGCGCAAACGTCTAGAAGAAAAAGCAAGAAGAGGCAAATTGACTTACCAAGAAGAAGCGCTACTAAAAAGCTATGTTGACGAGGCTAAACGTCTTGAAACCATGCTTAATATTGAAACCGAGCTAGCTAAAGCACGTAACGAGTTGGCTGCTTTGCGTAGTAAAGGTGGTAAGACTGAAGCTGACTTAAACCGCATGCGTGCTCTTACTGAGCGTGTGGCTAAGCTAGAAAGCCAAATTACTAACTCTAAGCTTGCATTTAACGCCATAATAGCCCAAAGTGACGAAATGCTGAATGAGGTGGTAGAGCAGGTAACAACTTTTGCCCAAAAGCTAAACGAGGCGCTAAGCGGGGTAGTTTTGAACTTAAACGACTATAGCAAGGACTTAAAAGAAAAGCTTGAGCAAATAGTAAAAAGCTTTAAGCGTCGTGCCGAAGCTTTCCGCCCGCAGTCGTTTAAAGAGGACCAAATTGCCCGCTTGGACGAAGAGTTTGCTGACTTTAGAGCCGAATTTGCAAAAACGCAAGAAGACTTAATTAAACTTAGCGAAGACTTGAAAAATAGCCAAAAACAAATAAGCGGTAAAGCTTTGCGTGAAAGAATTGAAAAAATGGACACAACCCCAGACAAGTCTATTTCTAAAGCTTTGCTGTCTACAAAAATAAATTATAACAACACGCAAAAAACGCTTGATGAAGTACTCAAAACACTTGGCGACGGCAGCGTAAGCAAAATTTACAGCGAATTGTTAAGTCTTATTGATAACACTTTAAACAGCATTAAGGACATTTACAGAGAGGCCAAAAAGCGCCTAGAAGCAGCAAAGGTAGAAATTCAATACAATGAGTTGCTTGAAAAGGCCAACAACTTGCTCAGACGGGCAAAGGAAGAGCAAGACGCCGGTAACCGAGAGGAAGCTGAAGCATTACTGAAAGAAGCCGCTAAAACCGCCGGAAGCGCAGAAAGCCTGCTCAACACTCAAAAAGCAGTCTTGTTTGAAGGCGGCTCAACGCTTAGCGCGTTGAACGAGAAACTTAACGACATAAAACGAGAACTAAAGGGGGCTGAGGCTGCTTTTGAAGCTGCAAAACTAGAAAGCAGCTTTAAGGCGTTTAGAAACAATGTTGAAGAGTTTGAGAAAAGCTTAGAGGGCATAGAAAATTTGACCAAGGAAAGAATACAAGACCGGGTTGGTGTGCTTGATACTTTGCTAAATGGTTTAAAGCAACTGGAAAAAGAAGTGAAAACCAACCTCATTATTACCCCCGCCGACCGTGAAAACTTTCTTGACCAAATTAAAAGCTTGTATGAGCAAATTAGCCGCAGCACCGTTCAACTAGCACAAAAAGCTTTGTTTGATACTACTTCTTTTGATGCTTTTAAGAAGTCGGTGGAGCAATACGGGCTAAGTGAAAACGTTGTGCTGTCTACTTATACTAAAATTAAAGAGGCTGATATAAGGAAAACCCTTGCTGAAGTTAACAACGCGTCTAATGTTAAGGACACCGAAACCGTTGAAGAAGTTGAAGCCGCTATTAACAACTTAAATAAGCTTCTGCCTACGCTTACTGAACTTAAGGAAGGGCCGATAAAGGAACTTATTGACTTAGGTATTGAAGTAGAAGAATTAACTAAAGCAGTAGACGGAAGCTTTAAGTCTATTCAAGACATTATTAAAACTTTGGAAGACAAAAAGCTTGCTCTACAGGAAACTAAATTGCGTGACGTTATTCGCGATGCTGATAATGAACTGAAAAACGCTGTCGCGGCTGGAGCTAACCTTGCAGAAACGTTAGAAACCTATGTCAATGCAGTAAAAGCCTTAGCAGAATTTGGCAAAACTATTAATGACGAAAAACGCAAGCGTGAAATTGACCAAGACGTCCAAAACTTTCTTGCTGGTCTTGCCTCTTTAAGCGGGCTTGGCATTGACAGCACCGATTGGGTAAAAATTATTTTGGGCATTGACGACCCGGTTGCGTTTGTAAAAACCCTTAACCTTGACTTATCGCAGAAAACGCAGCCCGGTTTGGCTAACGAAATTGCTAATCAGCTAAAAACCAGAGGCTTTGACGTTACTGCTTCGGTTGCTGCACTTTTTGCTAAAGCTTTGCTTGATGCTGCCGATAAAACCATAGCCGACCGCATTGAGCAGCTTACAAAGGAAATTGAAGACGCGGCTGAAAAAATAGACGAAACTTTGGCGGGCGGGGATGAAGCTGCTGCAAAACAAGCCCTAAAAACTTACATAGCCGCTATTGATGCTTTAGTCAATTATGGCGCTGAAGTACCTAACCCCAACGTTCAAGCTGACGTAAAACGCAAAGTAAACAAAGCCTTGAGCGAATTGCCTTCTAAAAGCGGAATGGGCATTACCGATGCTCAATGGCTTAAAATTTTGCTCGGCGTTGATGACCCGCTAACTTTAATTCGAGAGCTAAATGCAAGCCTGTCTTCTGATACCAACCCTCAATTGGTAGCAAAAGTAACTGAGCTATTAAGCGAGCGCGGCATAGAAGTTTCTGCGACTACAGCACAACGTTACGCTAAGCTTATTGTAGATGCAGCTATCAAGCAGGTTGAAAAGGAAAGAAAGGCTTTAGAAGCAAAAATTAACGCCGCTGGTTTAGACTTAACCGACGCAGAAAGAAACTTGCAAGGCATTTTGGCAAACATACAACTTGGGAAAGTGGGGGACTTAGCTGCGGTATTTGACGCATTAAAGGCCCTACAAAAGCTTTCTGAACAATTAACCAGCCTGCAAATTATGTCGGCTGAGTACGATAAAGATGACCCTAACTATGCCAACCGCCTGCGTGAAATACAAAACGAACATAAGCAGCGTGTTGAAAATTATATAAACCAGGTTGTGCCGGTACTGAACGCCATTGAGCGAGCTTATGAAACTGGACAAATTGGCTATGACGCCGCATTGCAAGCTGTTGAAAACTTGCAAAACAGCCTCACTGTTTTAGCAGCTTTTATTGACACCATTGCCGCTGAATTAAATTTGTCAGAGCAAGAAAAAAGCTTGCTTAAAAAGTCTGTAAGCGAGTTGGCGGCAGCTACGAAAACCAGCGTTAGCAAACTTCTTTCTGAGCCCTTGCGACTGCTTACAGGCGAATTTAGCAGCCTACAACTGTCTTTCCGCCAAGAAGCTAAACGCGTGTTTGCCCAAACTTTAGATAACCGTGGTGCGGAAGGTGCTGCGTCTGCTCTATACAGTTTACCGGCTCAATGGTTGCAAAGCGTAGCTAGTCGTCCTTTCTTTACCATGCCTTGGGCTGGTGAAGAGGGCCGAATTCAAGCGCAACGCAACCTCATCATGCAGGCTTTGCGCTTGGACGACATGTCGCTCGCGCAAATGTTCTTTGGTGAGGAAGACGCAAAACGCTTAGCACTAAATGCCGAGCAATTAAGAGAAGCCATAAATTATTTGCGTGCGGGTTTGCGCGGCCTTTTGCGTGACTTGGAAGAGCAAGACTTAAAACGTTTGGAGGCTTTGCTAATAAATATGGTGCAGCAACTGCAAAGCGGCATTGAAAGTTTGTTTACTAGTTTGTTAAACATTCCAGCGCAAATGCTGCGGGACCAATACCAGCACGAAGAAACTATGCGCAGGCTTAATGACCGTAAAGCTGCGCTTGAAGACGAAAGAGCAATGTACCAAAAGCTGTATGACGAAGCGGTTAAAAACTTTGGTGCAACTAGCTCCGAAGCAGAAAAATACAGAGAAAAGTTAGCGGAAGTAACCCAAGCCCAAAGAGAGTGGCGAGATGAATTTAAGAGGGCAGAAGAAAGTGCTAAAAGCTTCTTTGACTATGTATTAGACGCTTTAGGGCAATTCCTCAGAATGCTGAGTGAAGCCTTAATTCGTTACGCGGCAAATTATGCAGCACAAGCCGTTATGGGCTTGGTGTTTGGTAGTGCTGGCGGTGCTGGTGGAGTTATAGGCGCTTCTGGCGGAGTTATGGGGGCTTCTGTCGGCGCTGCCGGCGGCATGGCATTAGCTAGTGCTGCCCCGCCCGCCGCGTCTGCTACAATGAGTGGTGTAACTGCCGTTGGTCAAACTTTAACTAGTGCTGCTATTACTAGTGTTGGCGGCGAATTGGCTAGCGCAGCTGCTTTGCCTGCTGCTATTGCTAACCCTGTTGTAGCGCTTGGCGCTGCTGTCGCGGGTATGGCTATTGCAGCAGCAACTGAAGAAATAGGGCGCTGGTTTGACAAAAACAGGTTCACCTTTAAAGAAGGTAAAAATAAGTTTGCTGACATGCCTTCAGCGTTGGATTATTACCCCAACGCGCGCCCAACAGTAATTAACATTAATGCCGCTTTTGAAAGGCAGCAGCTGGTCAGAGAAGCTTCTAAAGCTCTAGACAAGAAGTTACGCGACGAACAAGTGTGAATAGTGGGCGGGCATTAGCCCGCCCACATACTAAGGAGTACTATGCCTCGCAAGACAGCAATTTACGGTTTTAACTTGTTTTACCACGATGAGAGTGTTTTAAGCGCCGAAGATATTAGGCCGGGAGAAACGTTTAGCGGCCCTCTTCAAGCGGACCCAACCAACACGCTAAATTACAACTTTAAAAGAATGGAAGACATTATTAGAAGTATTACTGAAGGCACCATAAATATTGAAAGCTTACACGTTAATCAAGACCTTCAAGCTGGACGCGACGTTATTGTAGGAAGACACTTAATTCTTAATCCTGCTTATGGTTTAGTTCTCAAACGTGACCATCGGCCAAGTCCTCATGTTTTGCTGGACTTTGCCGACGCTTTAGTTCACGCCGGTATTAATCCCGACATTTCGGTTACTTTGTCTACAAACGGAAATGTTCAAACGGACAATAACAGGTTAAACCCGTTTAAACCAGACAACAGCGGTCGCAGCTTTATTGGCAACAACGTTTATCCAGTTGTTTATACGATAAGCACTTCAACGTTTTTATTTGACGTCAGCTTAGTAAATAGTGCTAGGTTATTTTTAGCATTTTCAGCAATACCACAAGGGCTATCGGCTGTCAAATTAGAAGCTAGTTACGATGGTACTACATACGTTGTACTTGGTTATTACACTTCCGGTTTAAACCAGCAGTCGTTTCTATTTGATAGTGCCACATTTTCAGACCCGCCCCTTGCTATTAGGGTTACTTTAGAAGGTACTAATAGTGTCGGCACTAACTTTAGCTTAACGCGCTTGGCTCTTATTCATGCGGGCACGCCCGCGCTTGAAGGTTTTTATTTATCTAAAGCGGGCGGGGCCGTATTCGGAAACATTGAATTGCTAAACGGCGGAGTATTAATTGGTCCAGTCCAAGGAAATGCTGACACTGCAAGCCAACTTGCTACAGCGCGGGCTATTAATTTGAGTGGCGCAGTATCAGGAACTGCTAATTTTAATGGCAGTTCTGACATAACTATCACTACTAGTTTAAATAACAATACCGTCAACACGGCAAATATAGCAGACGGGGCTATTACTCTGGCTAAAATTTCGTCTAGTATTTTAGGTCAACCTAACGGGCTTGCTTACTTAGATGCCAATGGTGCTTTCTCTGCTAATGATGCTTATTTAAACCGTGGTACGTTCAATTTTGACGACGAAGATTGGAATACTTTGACAACTACTGGTGTTTATAAAACTGTCAACAGCGGTAGCGGAGGCTCTAACCAACCCCCAACAGCAAATAAAGCAGGTTTTTTAATGGTATTTAGGGGTGCCGGTGCTTCTTGTGTGCAAATGTATGTGCCAACCTCTAACGACGCTTTTATGTATATTCGTACTTTACAAAGTACTTGGAGTTCTTGGCGTCGTTATGGGGCGGTATATGGCTCTAACACTAATGGTAGTTATGTGCGGCTACCGGATGGAACGCAAATTTGTTGGGGCAGCACTGCAGGAAGCGCACAAACTGAAACTTGGAATTATCCAGCTGAATTTACCGCAGCACCAGTAGTAACAATAGGGGTGCAAAAAAACTCAAGCGACTCTCCTGTGGTTGTAAATTTTGACGATGCGCCGTCGTCAACAAGCGTAACGGTAAAAAAATGGTATTGGAACGGCTTGACATTTGTCAGTACTACCAACGAGCCTGTTAAACTTACGGCAATTGGTAGATGGTATTAACAATGTGGGGGTTATTAATGAATGTTGACATTAAACAAATGTTTGAGCAGCTAGAAAAATTGATGGAAGAGTTAAGCAAAGTGAAAGAAGAATTGTTTGAGTATTATATGATATTACCGGAACAAGAGGAGGTAGCTAGTGAGCGACTTTCAGAGGTTAGCGAATGAAATGGTCGCTCATTTTAAGGTAATTGCATTACCAAAGTTGGAAAAATTTATTCTGGCTATAGTTTCTTTTGTTTTTGTACACAAACCAGACGCTTACCTTGCTTTAGGCGGTTTAATAGCTATAGATACTGTAACAGGCTATTTAGCGGCCAAAAAACGAGGGACAGCTAACTCAAAAACTCTTAAATTTAAGTTACTTTCAAAGCTTATGGCTTACATATTATTGCTTGCTGCATACGGGCTGTTTTATAGAATTGTTGTATCTGGTCAAGTAGATATTTTGTCTAGTTTAGCAGAAATGTTTGGTGTTTTAGTCATCGCTAGTGTTGGTGCAGTAGAGCTGCGCAGTATAGTTGAAAACATTAGGGCTATTAGCAACGTAAATATACCGCTCTTTAAAAACGCCCAAGAAATTCAAGATTATTTGGAGGCTAATCATGTTTCACCAGATAATGCAGAACGGGAACTTGACGGGAACAAACATAACTCTGGCACCAACTGAGCCTAATTTAGAAGTAGGCGACGAACTATTTATTGACAATATTTATATTCCGTACCCAGTAACTAAATTTGACTATCGGCCTATTAATGACATTACTGAAGACGACGTGGGTTTTGGTGCAATTCGTGTGGCTTGGCCCGAACTTCAGGGTTCGGGCCAAATAAGTTTTCGGCTTGAAGATGTACCCGCCGATGCGCTAAGCGACCTTGAGGCGCTATTTAATAAACCCAAGTCAAAGCGTTGGCTGTCGTGGCGTGGAAGACGTTATAGGGCGGACGGCTTTGAGTTTAGCTATGAGCCAGACAAAGACGTAATTGGTTTGTACAACTTTACAGTTGAGTGTACTGTGCAGCGCCCATATCGGGCGCTGCCACCTGTGCCCGGAACATCTATTTGGCCTATTTTTCAACTAAAAAACATTGGTGCTGGCGTAAACGATGAGATATTAAATGTTTTTGTGACTTGGCCGTATATGGTTATTTTTTATACGTCTGGCGTTGCAATATGGCACATGAAAAATGGAGTCAAAGTTGTTCACAATAGCCCTGTACAATACGGATTAGGCATTTGGCAGTCACAACCTGCAATAGGACAAAACAAACCCGAATATTTAATTGCATTTGCAGACTTGAGCGGTAAATTAGTTGTGTTGTGGTTTGATGGCGACCAATTTTTTCGCAGCCCAACTGTAACAAATTTAACTGTTGGTAGAACTGCTTACTATGATGGTCAACAACTTTTAATTGATACACCAAGTGGGGTGTGGGCATTTAACCCTATACTTCAAGTACTTAGCAGTTTTAATACTAGCCTTCGGCTCAATCCAGCATATTCTCCTTTGTTTTTAAGCTCTACAAGCAAACCAAATGCAGTTTACGACGCAAGCGACGTACTAATGGCTTGGCCGGTTTATGATGACAAAATTATTTGTGTAAAAAATGATGGCTTTTATTTGTATAAAGCTACTTACAACGAAGATAATAGTATTGAAATTGATACTCAACTAAAAGTTTTGGAAAACGATATTACTATTGCAAATTACGGTTTTTTTGGTTCAATTGGTTTTCCGACGGGGTATTGGTATTCTAAGCCGCCGGTTATTCAAACTGTTACCATTGGTACGGAAACTTATCAAATTAAAAACCGCAATGCAAAAATTGTGTCGAGTTTTTCCAACCGCCCTGTAAGCTGGAATATTTTAATTGGCATTGCTTTTGACGGTTATGCCTACTTTCCTTACACCGATAAAATGGTATTTCGCGTGGAGCCGCTGCTATGAGAATTGGTTTTAGGGGCTTTGTTAACGATGCCGATATAATTATTACTCCGCCTAGCAGAGTTACTTACAACCTGTCTACATCAACACGACAGGTAGTTACGGCAAGTCGAGCAATTAGACTAAGACGAATTGCAGACAGTAATGGAAAAACTTTAATGCTGTCTTGGGACTCTTTACCTGAGAACGAATTAGCTTTATTGGCATTTTTGGCTTCAGACGAGGTTCATATTCTTTACACAGATAGCGGGCGTGCTTTAGAGGTAGTTTTTGGCGAACCAACGCGCAACATTACCAGATATTTAACTTGGGATGGGCAAGTAACTTACGCAGTAGAATTACCTGTTTTTCAAGTTAACATGTTTACTGTTTCAGAGGTAACTTCTGTATCGCCGCCATCCGAACGCTTATTGGCCATTCCAACAGACCTTAATACCGCATCGCATAATTGGCCGCCTCAACAAGCAACGCCAGCTTATACGCCTATTCACCCGTCGACATCAAACGGGCTTCCACCGGGTATAACTTTTAACAGCGGAAACCGTTTTACTTTCAAAGTTTACGCTTTATCTAATATCTTGCGTTATTATTCTGTCGATGGAAGTCAGTGGTTTAATGCACCCGGCGTAACGCCACTATATAAAGACTGGTACAGCCCTGTCCAAAATAACAGAATAGCGGTTGGAGAGCTTCAACGTAACTTTTTCGTTTTAGATAATTATGGCTGGAGTTTTGGTGCTTTGCTATGCCGCGACATCAGTTTAGCAGACGGAACTATTTTACGCTCAGTTTCTGACAACAACGGTTTATTTGTTTACCATATTGGCGACGTAATTTACTTAACATATCAAACTGCGAATGGGTTAATTTATTCCTGGTCACGGACGTTACCTAGTGGTTATCATTATCTGTACGCCCAAATGAATTTTGGAACTTTGACGGTAGGGTTTAATACTATTGAAGAGGTTTTGACGCCTTCTACTACTTCTCCTAGTTTGTTAAACAATGGTACGTGGATAGGTGGAGGCGGCGTTTTTATTGATGATTTAATACTGGTAAATAATGGCTGGATAAATATGTCTGCTGTCCGTACTTGGCTATTGGGGGGTGTTTAATGGCAAAACGTAGCTTAGTATTGGACACTTTTAGCGACTTAACGGCAGGAAGCCAAAATATTGTTATTGGTAAACGCTTAAGACGCGCATACATTTGGGAATCGGCAACTCCGGGCGTAGAAGATACACCGACACATTTACGGTTTTATACAAACTTACCAGTTGGCGCGGGCTACCGAGTAGCCATGCGGTTTACCAGTCTAGTTGGTCCGCCTGGCGAGCAAGAAGAGCACGAATTACCGCCTGTAATGGTTGACATTACAGCAACATATATGGAAATAAATAAAGAAAATGTGCGCCCACTTTTTAACGCTCAATACATTGGTTTTTATTTAGTTGGACCAGACGGTAACCAACTACAAGGTAATTACACTTACTGGCCCGCACCGCCAAGAGCAAGCTATGGGTACTGGCAGTCTAAACTATTTAAATTATCGGACTTTTTGATACGCATTGAGGACATTGAAATTAAATTAATTTGGGCGGGAATTTTTACTGAAGTTATTAAGTGGTCCACCGGATTTGGTTTTGGCTGGACGTGTGAGTTAGGTTTAGCCAAAAGTGAAGTAGGAGATATTACTTGGTACACTTCAATACCGACTAGTAATGATATTGCCGTTAATAACTACACTCATGGTTGCTTGAAAATTACTTTTAGTAATACGCTATATGACGTAGATACTGTTTTTATACTACTGGAAGAAGAATACGCAACAGCCAGTCCGACGGAACAAACAAGGTTGGGTAAAGCAAACTTATATGTCCCTAAACTACGCGTTGTAATTAACAACATAGACTTTTCTGAGTATACAAGCTCATTTAGCGGAAAAAGCTTAACTTTGGTTGTACCAAGTGGGCGCTATAGTTCTGTATTATCGCTAGGTTCACAAGTTCGCATTGAATTAGATGGTGCGGTAGTAATGGTTGGAACCTTAAGTAGGCTTTCTATTGAGCCTTACGCAAACGGAAACTTAATAACATTAGACTTGGAAAGTGCTGTTGATATTCTCAACCGAAACGAAGATATTGAAGTAGTTGTTACTCCAGACGGACAAGCTAAACAATTACCGTTTGCTGACGACTTAGGTTACATTACACACGTTATTGGCACATTGACTCCGGGAGTTCGCCCGTTTATTGAAGACAAAAACGTTATTTGGCGACCAATGACTGTATGGAAACAAAACCCCGACACTAACGCTGGAGAAGCCAAACTAGTTAACTTAGATACGGATTATGACTGGTTGCAACTGTATGCCATACGCAACCAATCTGTACGAAGCAAGATAGATGCAGTTGCTCAGGCAAATGGGTTTACTTTGAAAAGCTATGGTGGAATGCCTTATTTAGTGCATTTAGCTCCATATCCAAATGTTGGCAGTTTAGAAAATTTGCCAGCTATTCGTTTACATAGCGACGCTGAAGGAAACTTTTTACCAGACTTGCGTTTTGGTGTACCTGTCTTTAATACAGGTGAGGTTCCGCCGCGTGAACTAAGGCTTGAGGGCTTATCCTCATCTATTACTGCCTCACCAACAGGCTCAACACAGGTAAATGTTTGGTTTTTGGACAGTAACGGCAATCCCACAACGGAAGCAAGGGCTGGAAGTAATTTTCCTGTAGTAGAAGTACCCCTTGTTGACAGTAGCGGCAATGCAGCAGTTTATAAAAACCTTGAAGTCCGTCTTTTTGAAGCCCGTAATATTGACTTAAACTTGTTTGCTAACCCATATACTACATATGAGTTAGTGTATGGAACAGTAAACGGTTATTATGGTGTGACAAAAATTCGTTTAATAGTTTACACACCGCCTTTTGCTTATTATGAAGTGGTAGCAAAAGCTAAAGGCGAATTAGTTTATTCAGCATCTGGTGGGCGGGCGGATGCTCCGCAATGGTTGGCTACTGGCGCACACGTTCCGCTTTGGGCGCGCATGCAAGATAAAAATATTGTCGGAGAGCTGTTAGCATACGGTAAACGTCTTTTTGGAAATAAGGAAAATATTAAAAACGAATTTGTACCACAGTACTCCATTCCGGGTAATGCTGATAGTTTTACTATCGAAGGCTATACCGTATATTCCAATTATGCTGAACGCATTATTGACGCTATAGCATTGCGTAAAGCTTTAGAGTGGATAACCGCACAAATGGAGGTTGTAGGCTATAGCGGGCTTTTAGCTAATCAAGTAGTAGCTATTCCTCGCTTACCAGAGGGGGGAGTTGGAGCAAGAATTGAAGTTTGGGATTATTATTTGGTGTTAGAGGAGCCGAGTTTAAGCTTTCAAGCGGGCGGGCAAGTTCGTTCTACTGTGCAGCTTGGGTACATGGGTACACTAACCGAAACCCTCCATACAACCATTATTTACAATGTTGACCCTTACGGGCAGCCGTACGAAGACATAATTTATTGGGTTAGCGCTGATGGTATGTATGACCCATTTGGACGTACCTGGAGTGTGCGCGACGACAGCGAAGATTGGCTATTAGGGGGCTGAAGTGATAAAACCTTTTGTAGACCGGCGCATTCGTCATAATGAGCGTACTATTGACGCTATAGTACAAAAAGTATTTACTGAAGGAAGCAGTACTTACGTTGAAGTTTTTGTTTTTTCGTGGGGCACAATTTTGCCTTATGTTAAAACCCAACCTGGAGTGCAAGTAGGAAAAAGGGGCTTGATATATAAACAAGGCGGGCTTTGGTATTTTACCGTACCCGAATGATGTATAATAAAAACATAATATGTGGACACTACCTTTACCCAAAGACTGCATTGTCGAGCCAGCAAGTCATGCTGGAATAATATTTTCAGCTATTGAAGAGTTAGTTGTTGCACCAACGTTTGGCGAAGTTATTGAAGTTGGCAACAAAAGGGGTAACAACTACATAGTCTTGGACGCCCACAACCGGTACTACATTTTGCTGTATGGTTTAATAGACAGCGTTAACAGAGGTTACAAAGCAAAACCCGGTGAGTTTTTAGGGCTTGCTGGTGCTTCCACACTGTATTGTATTGGCATTAAACCACACCATCCTTTATACACACAAGCAAAGCCGGGTACGGCAGTTCATCCTAGAACATTTCATGAGGGGGTTTAATTGTGACTAAGCCACAAGAGTTTATAAGCACGCTAGCACCACACGCAAGACAAAGCAACAGAAGGCTAGGCATTCCAGCAAGCATTAGCCTAGCCCAAGCCATTTTAGAGTCTGGTTGGGGGCGGTCGCAGCTAGCACAGAAAGCAAAAAACCTGTTTGGCATTAAAGCAGGACGCGGTTGGACCGGACCGGTCATTGAGCTACCAACCAAAGAGTTTCGAAACGGGCAATGGGTTACTGAAGTAGCTAGATGGCGAGTATATGAAAGTTATACTGAAGCTTTTATTGACCACGGTAGGCTGTTTTACAACGGCTTGTATGACGCTGCCTTGCCTCACCGCAGCCAAACGAAGGAGTTTTTGCAGCGCATTGCTCCAGTATACGCCACAGACCCAAGGTATGCCGAAAAAGTATGGAACTTGGTAACTACTTACAAATTGCATGCTTTTGACTTGCGTTCTTCTGAATGGGCTTTAGACCCAAAGCTTGTACCAAGTCGTTGGTATAAAGTGTGGGCGGACCTGTGGGCTAAGGAGAATAAAGCGTGAATGACTTTCAGCTGCGCATCCTAGGCAAAACATGGAATTGTAGGTTTGTTGACCCAATTCCCGGCCATAACATATTCGGCATGTACATGGCCGACCGCTGTGAAATTCATTTAGTTAAAACGCAAGACCCGGAACAGCTTGCCGATACTTTACTTCACGAGGTGTTACACGCTATTGACTATACGCTTAACATGGACTTGACCGAGCATCAAATTCACGTCCTTGCTGCGGCTTTGTATGCTGTCATTGCTGACAACCCTGAACTTATAAGTTACTTGCAGGTTACTAACAATGAAGAAGCTACCGAAAGCTAGCTTGTTGGGTTTATTGTTGGCTTTAGCGGCAGTTGTTGTAGGGTTTACCACGACGGCCCTACGACAGTGGTTGAACTTTCCCTGGTTGACTATCAACCAGAGTGGGCGTGGGACGCCCGGTGGGACACACCAGGACAAAGGCGCTGAGGAGTCGTGGCCTCAGCGCCCAAGACGTGGTGGTTTTTGATGGACGAATATGAACGACTTATTACTGCTGCTGTGAATTTGTGTAGAAGCGGCCCTTGGTATTCATACGGACTGGAAGAAGAGGAAATTGAAGAATTATGGGAAGAGCTTAAACAGGCGCTTAGAGCTTTAGGTGAAGAAGTTTGATATACTTTAGTCGAGGAGGTATGCTATGGAACTGACGGCGGAACAAATTGCGGCTATTGTACCCTTGGTTATTCTTTTTACTCAAGGACTAAAAACCTTGACCAAGGCTAGCGGCTTTGTCGCACAGTTGTTGTCGTGGGCTGTCGGGGTTGTGCTTTACATTGTTTTCAATGGCGTAAGCCTTGAAAGCGTTGTAGGCGGCGTCTTGGCTGCTTTGGTAGCTAATGGCGTGTACAGCATTGAGCAAGTTAAGGAGCTTTTGCGTAGATGGGGGCCTTAAAAAGGTGGCTTGTTTTGCTTGTTATATTAGCCGCGCGAGCTTTTGCTAGTGACTTAGATGCCGAGCTAGGCTATCAGTTTAACAGCGGTCCGTACTTTCAACTTCGGTACAATTACCCTATTGCCAAACTGAATTTTCCAGGCGAGCCATACTTTTGGGTACTACCAGAAATTGGCATATTCAGTAACTTTGCGGAAAGCTATTTACGTTTTCAGTTTTTGCTAGATACGGAACGCTGGACTGCTGTGTTAGATAGCCGGTTGCGTAATGGCGAGTTTACTTGGCGGGTTGGTTTGCGGCTAACTATAAGATAATTTAACGGGGTTTGGCTTTCGCCAAACCCCATTTTTTATTTATAGCTTAGCTGCTGGTAATGCGCCCATATTTGCTAAAAGACAAGTCCACCTAAGCTGGTGTATGGCATTTTTGAACGCTTTTTTGCTGCTTTGTTGAAACAGGACATATATGCGTTCTGTAGTAATAGCCCAACCGGTAGTGTCGTCTTTGCTTACTTCAACTATGGTTTCTTCGGGCACATAACGTATGTCCACAACTTTAGGTGAAGTAACGTCCATGCGCAATAAAACCAAATATTCCTTAGGGAAAACTGTGCGCACTTCCTCGTAATAAGAGCCAAGAAAAGTTGCTTCATCCTCTCCGACAGCTTCAAAGCGTCTTGAAGGTTCCCAAAGGGTGACATATGCTTTAATTTTTCCGTTTTCCTTTTCGAGGATAGTGTATGCCTGAGCGCTTTCGATATTTAATTCCGGCATGTTAGAAGGCCACTGCTTGTTATTTGTTTTCCACTCCGGCACCTCTTTGTTGGTTACCATTTTTTCGTCAAGGAACAACAAGTCTTCGTCCATAGTTTTCTTAACAAAAAAGTCCAGGGCTGACGCCCTGGACTATTATAACCCTTCTACTAGGCTATCGACAAGCTCTGGCGGCATTGGTGCTTCGGTTTTAGACATGGTGAGCTTAAACTCTGGCTCTGCTTGAAGCCTTACGCCGTTTATGTCACGCTCCATGCACTCAAGCATTATTTGAGCCGCTTTCTTTGCGCATTCTGCTCTTGCCAAAACGCCAATTTCGTCATGCACTTGAAATATAACTTGAGCGTCCAAGTTTTCTTCTTGAAAGCGCCTGGTCATTTTTACAATAGCGTCTTTGACTAAGAATGCACTATAGCCTTGAATTAAGGCGTTTTGACATGTCCGCAATGCGGCTTTAAATTGCCGCATTGCTTCTTTATTCCACGCATCACGTGGCTTGACGGCATCCATACGTTTAATGTAGTTGTATTCGGGGTACACCACATAACCTTTGGTTTCTAGTTCCTTGTATACCCGCTCCATCCAGGTTTTAACTTGAGGGTAAGCTTCAAAGTAGCCTTGAATGAGTTGCACAGCCTCTTGTTCCTGAAAACCAAAGTTGCGAATTAGAGTGTAAGCAGTGCCCCCATAAATAAGGGCAAAGTTTACAATTTTAGCCTTTTGCCTATAGTCTTTATACCGCTTTTTGAATTCCGCGTCGTCCAAGTCCATGCCAACTTTAAAAGCATAGCGGGCGGTGTAGCTGTGTAAGTCACGGCCTTCGTTTAGAAGTCTGGTCATGGTTTCATCGCCCGACAGCGCTGCACAAACTACCAACTCCATGCTTGCATAGTCGGCACTGATAAACACATGACCAGGGTCAGCAACAAAAGCTCGGCGAATGTCAATACCATGCAACCAGGGTTTATCGGCTACTTCTTCTGGAAGCAGGCGGGGCATGTTCTGGAAGTTAGGGTTGTTAGAAGACATGCGCCCCGACACGGTTCCTACTGTGTTGTATTGGGTATGCAGCCTTTGCTGACTGTCTAATTTGCTAAGAATTGAGTCGGTGTAGGTAGAATGCAGTTTACGCAAAGCTTCATACCGTAACTTTAGCCGAATAAACTCCCTTGCTTCTTTGGTTACTTCAGGACGTTTTGAGGGCCTGGTATGAACCAAAAGTTCCAATACCTGACGCGCTGTCGAGGGAGCACCACTATCAGTAAGCTCAATGACTGGAAAGCCTAGAATTTCGTATATTAGCTTGGAAAGCTGTCGCGGTGAGCTAAGGAAGGTGTCAAGCTTTACTGCTCCTGACAACACCATTTCCATTGGAAGAATTTGCGCTGCAGCTTCCATAGCCTTTTCGCGGACTTCCTCAATTCTGGCTTCTAGCAAGCTTTTAACTTGCTTTAAATGCTGCGTATCGACAAGCACACCGCGCACGCTAGCGCGGGCCATTATGTCATTTACCGGTAATTCAATGTCGCTATACAAAGCTTTTAGTTCAGGATGTTGCATGAAAAACGCTTCAACCTCGGCCCACAAAGCGTGAGTATTCATGACGTCATCTAAGGCGTATTCAGCGCCATAAATTACCGGCACATAACGAAAGTCCGAGGGAAACGTACCTGAATATTCCGCTAAGCCGCGCAAACGCAATAGGCCAAATAGCTTAGCCGTAAAATTCAGTACAAAGTTAAAACTAACGGCGCCGTTATGGTAGTCGCCCCACAGGTCATACACAATGTCTTGCCAATTGGGGACTAAACTCCAAACCTTTCTTCGTGACTTGCGCCCGCTTGGTGTTAGCGCGTTAACGTATTCCCAACGCAGCAGTTTTTCTTGCAATTCGTCCTCAAAGTTAGCAGGAAGCTGTGGGTTGCGCTCATCGACGTTAAGCAAGGTTTTAGCCCATGCTTTTAACGACAGTTGGTGGTTTTCATCTTTTAGATGAAGGGCCACCATTGTGTCGTCGGAGTAAGTTTCCGCTAAGCTGAGCCCCAAACTTCTATACAAAACTTGCCGGTCATAAGAAGCGTTGTGCATGACAACGCGACAATGTTTAAACACTTCACGTAAAAAGTTTGCTACGTCTTCGCTTGGCAAGTTATCCGGCTGATAATTAATTCCACCAAAGTTAAGGTGGCCTACTGGAATGTAATAGCCTTCATATGGGTTGGGCGCGACAGCTATTCCTGCCAAGTTAAAGTCGTCTTGGTGAATATTCAGCCCACTTGTTTCAGTGTCCAAAGCCACGTAGCTGGCACGCCTTAAGCGTGCCAGCAGTTCGGGCAATTGGTTACGGCTTTTTATTAGGTTGTACGTCCTTAGCTCCATAGTATTTCACCAAGTCCTCTAGGCACCATTCCCACGAGTCTAGCTGACCTCTTTTGAGCCTTACGCTTGATAGTTTACCAGCCCGCCAGTCTTGCACCAACGCCTCTCGGCTGATGCCAATTTTACTTGCCGCTTCTTCTGTGGGAAGGTAAGTTTCCTTAGGTTTGTTTACTTTGTTTGGGTCAAGCCTTGCCATGACAATGTTAAACAGCTTTTCGGCAAAAGCTTCCCTAAGCAATTCCATTCGCGTTGGTGCAGTCGCGGGCGGGGTGCCACGAGCAAGCTCGCCAAGGACTTGCCCCACCCTTAGTGAAGACAATGGAACGAACAAAGACAATATAAAGCCAATGACGTTTTTAGCCGGGTCGCTTTCTTTGAGCGCTTCCGGTAGTCCGAGCATGCTTACCATTACGGCAAACCAAACCAGTAACATGGCCGTTACGCTAGCAGCTTTAGCAGTGTTGCTTTGACGTAACACACCAATAAAGCTAAAGTAAATGATAGCCATGTCGAGGCCCAAAGCCACGCCAAGGGCTTCAATTTTTGGGTCAACTAACTTAGGGCCATGTTCGCTAAAAGGTAAGTAGCTTTCCCAAGTGTGCAGGAAGCTAGTTACCAAAATTAGCACATAGACAAAAAGGCCCCATGCGATATAAAAGCGGTCGCGGTGCATTCCACCCCCATGTTAACCGATTAGTATGTAATAGACAAGCGTTAAATAGGCTCCTAAGGCTCCTAAAAAGCCCAAAAGCCCAACAATATACCAGAAAAGAAATACACCATCCCGTTTTACGCCCAACTCGCTATCCCACTTTAGGCGGACAATGATGCCAAACAAGCCCAAGCACATTAAAACCTGAAAGAAAAACATTACCCAATCAAAAGTTTCTGTGTTTGCCATTTTATAAACCTCCTAAACGCAATTAATGTTCTGGCTCATTCCCACTGGTGTAGCCTTGCTAAACTTACTCGCAAGCCTTCCAAGTCAAGTGTGCCACCGAAAGTGCCAAGCACTTGGGGGTTAGCCCGCAAGTATTCTTGCAAAGTTCGTGCTTTTTCGTAAGCAACGGTTTGTACGTCGTAAGGGTGAGTTCCGTCTGGATATTCTACGTGCAAGCTAAGTTCAAGCGTCATATAAGCTTTCATACTTTTTTACCTCCATCTCTTCTGCTCCTTCGTCTTCCATAAAGGCTACTATGTGGTTGATAATTGCGTCTGGAGTTAAACCCCAAACACGGCCTATATTTGGTGCGTCTGCGTATAAAAGCAGGCTACCGGGCTCGACAGCAACTTCTAAAACTATTTGCTCTGCTTTGCCGTTAAGCTTGTACTTAAGCATGTATGAAACTTTGTTTGGTAACATATACTGGATAGAATACCTCATATTTGGGGCTATACACAAGCCCTATTTTTAACCAAGGTTCTAGGCTATCAATAGAGTCGTCTTCAAACATGTTAAAGAACATTTCAACTTCTCCTATTGACTGCTTTTCCGAAAAAGCAATTTTGTTTTCGTTTAGCGTTACCCATACCTTCTTTTTATTCATTACACCCCCTTAACGGGGGCGGGCTTGACGCCCGCCCCCACAGGCAACTTAGCCACACGTTTCATAGCCACACTTCTCACATTTGTTGCATCCGCCTTTCCTAACAAGAGGGCCACCACACTCAGGACAGCTGTCGGTGCGCGGTGCATTAATTAAAATATTTTTAGTTTCGCTATTTGGCCCCGTATTCAGCAGCGCATGGGCAACCACATCCCACATAGAGTTAACAAAGCCCATACCCTCTGAGAAGCCACCAGATTGGTCATAATGCCCTTGTAGGTGCTTTACAACGTCTTTAACTTCAGCGCCATGCTTAAACGCCACCGACAGCAACCTACCAACCAAGTCAGCTATTACGGCTTCGTTAGGCGTTGGCTTGGACAGGTTGATAAAAGCCTCGACAATTTCGCCCTTTTCATTCCAGCCGACGGTGACGTAAATTTTACGGCCACCAACTTCGTATTTGTGTGTTAGCGACTGAATAACACGCGGACGCGTCCTTAGGGCTGAAACAAAAGTAGCATTATTATCGTTTGGTTTAGCGCTTACAGTTTCGAACTGTTTTGCCCAAGACTCAAAGTCGCCGTCTTCTACCGAAAGCACTTGGAAAGCCCTGCTACCGTCACGATAAACCGTACATCCTTTGCAACCTTCTTTGTGGGCTAGTACGTAAGCTGATAGCACGTCTTCTACGCTGGCGTGGTTGGGCAGGTTAATAGTTTTGGAAATGGAATTCCCGGCCATTTCCTGGTCCATAACCCGCTGAATGGCCGCCTGCATTAACACATGGTCTTTTGGAGTAATGTCGTGAGCTATCTTAAAGCAAGCAAACCAAGGCGGCAACCAACCACGTTCAACAAAAGGCTGAACGCTACCGTGAGCCTTGTTAATACCTTCAATGATAAGCTCAAGGTTCCATTGCCCGTCTTTAACCGTTGGTACATTAGCTTGGCGCGCCCACTCTAAAGCATTTTGCTCATTTAGCATTTTGACAAGCAAAGGGTGCAGCACTTTGTGCACTTCAGTGTCAATGCGGCGGTCATAGGCAGCGGCAAAGACAGGTTCAACACCACTCGACACTCCCGCCAGCATTGAAGTAGTGCCGGTAGGCGCTACAGTAAATAGGGCAATATTGCGCCTCGCTAGCCCGGCTCGGCGCACTCCGTCAGGCACACCACGCTCCACGGCCAAGTCTTTTGAGGCTTGCAGTCCTGCTTTGACCACAGCATCAAACATGCTTGCGGCAACTTTTCTTCCTTCTTCGCTATCATACGCAATGCCGAGCTTAATGAGCGCGTCTGCTAGCCCCATCAAACCAAGGCCAATGCGACGCTTGTCTTCAATAGCAGCCGTAATTTCTTTAAGCGGTGCTTTTTCTACGGTGAGCACATCGTCAAGAAAACGCACGGCTAATTTAGCAGTTTGAGCTAAACCTTCGTAGTCAATAGCACCGTCTTTAACAAATTCGGAGAAGTTAATAGCGCCGAGGTCGCATGGTTCTCCGGGATACAATGTTATTTCGGCGCAATTATGTGCCACCACACCATTTGCAACCAAACTGTGCCCAATTGGTTCTGTCAAATCATAAACTTTAGCAACACCTACAGGCTCAATTTTAGTTATTGTTGCTTCAAAGCTTTGGCGACGGAATTTTCTTTGTTTGTTCTTATTAAAACAAACAAATTCTTCGAGTTTGGCTTGCTTGTGCGGCAAGGCAAAACCGATAACTTCAGCAAAGCGGTCGCGGCTTTTGCCACCGATAATAAGTTCGTACTGGTCAGCAACAGAGTACTCTTTTAGTCCACCTTTACCATCCGGCAAAGCTTTACGCTGAGCCGCCCTACGATGATAAATAGGTCCAAAAATACCAAAATTGAGCAACAACAACTGCACGCCTTCAAGTAATTTTTTACTCGAAGAGGCTAGTCTGACGCTACATGTCCCTTTGTGCACGCCACCTTCGACAGTACCGTCAGTGCTAAACAACCCACGCAAGAAACCACGCACGGCTTCCCGAGGTGCAGTGAAAATGCTTTCTGGCACTTGCTTATCGGTGGCTTTGACAGGCTTTACACCAAGCGTCATGAAAAATTCTGCTGGTAGTTTACCAAAACGCAAATACTGAGTATTAAAGTTAGTTGCCGTTAAATAACCTTGCCCAAACCATTTACGCAAACTGCTAACAACAGTTTGCGCATCCGCAAATTCTTTATTGCTGAAATACAAGCCTACGCCGTCTTTGCGCACAAAGCCATCACCAATAAGCCAACCAAGCGCCAAACCCAATTCTTCACTCCACTCGGTAGGCAAGTTGGCATACTGCTCACGAATGTCACGCCTACCGCTAGAGTGTTTACCACCAGCTTTAGGCAAACGCTCAGCAATAAAGTTTAGCGTTTCAGCTGGAAGAGCCTTATCTTGACTCCACAAGCCCTCTCCGCTTTGCACAAACAGCTTGTCGCCGGGTTGCAAGTCACCCGCTTTACGATAGCCTGAAGGAGTAAGCAGTTTATGGTCAGGCGTTAGCGTCAGAGTAAAGCCTTCTTTTGTTTCAACGCGAATTACTTCGCGCTCTCCGGTGTAAAACGCCCGAACATTGCCTCTTACAGTTACCCCAAGGCTTTCATTGGGTTGCCCAAGGCCAAACAAAGGAGCACGGTTGTCAGTAACCAGCTTAAAGCTTTCTTTGTCAACTAGTTGCTCAATGGGCACCAAACCAAATTCAGTCGGAATGCGGGTTTCACCGACAAAGCAAGGGTTGGTAGCAACAATAGGGCCGTCAATAGCAGCTAAGGGGTTATTGGCGTTAATGGTGTCAACAAAGAGCACTCCAGGCTCACCGGTGGCGTGGGCGTGTTCGGCAATAGCCTGTAGCAAGGCGCAAGCAGTGCTTTCGTTATTCTGATAGTTTTCAATGGTTTTGTTGTCAACCAGTACGCTAATGTTGAAAGTGGAAATGTCACCTTCCGCGTTTTCGCGGTCCAAGTCTTTGCAGGTAATAAAGTCGTTAATGTCTGGATGATGAATGCTAAGGGTTGCCATACCCGCACCACGGCGAGTGCCGCCTTGCTTAATAACCCTTAGCGTAGGGGCATACAGATAACGAAGCGTGGCTACAGGGCCTGCATACTCGGCACCACCGCGCATAGCCCAACGTGCATAGTTGTCGAAAATTTCAACAGCGAAAGAAGCAGGGCCGCTGCTTTCACCACCAGAGCCATTAACCCACGCGCCTTCTGGCCTTAGAGCGTCCAAACACACCACTACGTCTTTTCCATCAAGCATGAGCTTAACCATTTGGGCTGCATTGTCCCAAATGGACTCAATAGAGTCCTCAACAAGCAGCCATTCAGCACGTTGTGGTGCGTCTTTGACTTTAGTCAAAATACCGGCAACTTTATAGCCCTGCTCAATTTTTAGACCAGTAAAGCGTTGAGTAATGCGTCCAGTGTAAACGTCGTCCGAGTTGGGGTGGTTAGGGTTAATGTAAATGTAAAGAGAACCGGTTTGCTGCAGGAAATTGCGACGGGGCGGAATAGGGTCAAGGTTAAGCCCCGTACCACCACCAACTTTGGTAATAAGTGCTAGCTTTTTAGCAAGCAACAAAGCCCAATCATTGCTTCCGGGTGGCTCAGGAGCGCCGTCCACTACAAAGCAATTTCCGGTCAGAATACCGCCCGCAAGGACAAAGCTGTGCGTTTCAGGCTCGACAGCGCAATAAACAGTTTCAGTCAGCCCGGTAGATTCAACAGCGACAACTTTTAGACTAGAGTGCTTGCCGCTTTGCGACTTATCTACAAAACGTCGGCGATGGTCCTCACGCAAGAAGTCTTCCGGCATCAGGGTGCGACGGAAAAGACGTAAACCATACACCGGTTTATGGCTGCCGTCATACGGGCTTAGCTCGCGAGTACATTTAAGGCTAGCATAAGCAATACCAAAGTGTTTGAGTCGCTTGGCTATGGTTTGCAGGGCTTCTTTGTCAGCAGAATGAATAATGACCGAGCCAAGCTCATCAACACAGCCGTCGACTGCAAGAAGCCCACAGAAGAAACCATACCAATAGCTGTCGCTAGCATTAGCGGGCGGCAACTCCTTGTAATGGCCGCCAATTACAGTCACTACGGTTTGCTCGCGCCCGCCATATTGTTTTTCAGTTATTTTGGCATAGCTATCAAACATTTGAGCCAAAGACTGTTTAATGCCAAATAGCCTCAACCCATATGTGTAAGAAGTAGAATTTTTGCTTCCATCACCATAAACCAAACCGTGGCGCACTCCCTGGTAATAGTCGTCGTTTCTAGGCGGACGAATATAAGTTGCCATTACCGGAATGCGCTTATTGACTAATTGTTGCGTAGTGTATACACCTTTTCGGGTGTACCAACGGTGGTTGGCTGTAGCAAGCACTTCCTCGCCATTGCTAAAAACGACGCGGTACAATTCTTGTTGACCAAACTCGCGGAATTCTGCCCAACGCCAGGTGTCGTTGCGAGTCAATACTTGATGCTTTTGCCCAACCAAGGCACGAATAGGAAAAACCCCTTCACGGGTTTGTACTAGAGTGTCCCCATGCAAGCAATTTAAGTTATTTCCATGCGCACTTCCCGCACCGGCTAGAATACGGCCACCAGGAATAAATTTATTGGACTGCATCATCTCGAAGAAAGCTTCAATAGCTTCTTCTCGCTTATCAATAGGTTCAGCCAATGCAATGTTTTCAGCTACACGCCTAAAACCTTGCTCAATAGACTCGTTGCCTTGAGCATACTGCTTCTTCCAAATGTACTCCCGCAAGTCACTCATCTTGAAGCTCCTTCCAAGCGTTAATAGTAATAGGCAAGAATGGTTCAATTATGGACAGAATAGCGCGAGCGTATTCTTGAATTTCCCACTGCGCGTGCTGGTCCATGCGCAGGCGCAGGAAATGCAAGAGGTTGCGCAAGTCTTGCTTCCAGTAAAACTCGGTGTATGTAGACAAAGGCAACACCATACGCGCCATTTCTCTTGCAACGCCTGCTTTTAACAAAGCTTTATAAGCTTCGAAAGCATAAGCTACGGCTTCTGTGTATGCATCAATGGCGTGAGCATTTGTGTATTCATCTAGCGTACCGTTTGAGCCTTGTTTGTTTTTTTCGTCTTGTTTGCGAAAAGCTTCAGGAATATAAACTTCTTCAGGCAACACAGAATAGCGTCCTGATATTTCGTTTACGTTTGCCGTGCGATGCCTAAACCATTGCCTTGCTACAAAAATAGGGGCTTTAACATGAAATTTAAATTCCACCATTTCAAATGGTGACCAGTGCTCATGCTTTAACAAATACTTGATAAGCTTGGCGTCATCGCGCACAGTCTTAGTGCCATGCCCATAACTAACTCTAGCTGCACGCACAATTTGTGCATCAAGAGTGTGCCCATTGAATAGCACAAAGCCAAAATTTTCTTCTTTTGCGTCAATTAAGTCAACGTTATAGCCCACCAACCGGACAAAGCCTTTATCAAGTACGGGCTTTACCATCCACTCACCTCTCTAGCTTCAACTTCAAACCTGTTGTCAAAGTAATAGTGTTTTCCTTGAGCAAACTTGACTATGCAGTCAAATGCATAAAGCAAGGGAAGTAGGAGCCCATATTGACGAAATTGTTTTACATGTATCATTTCGTGGTTGAATATTTGAGCATGGCCGTCAAAGTTTACATGCATAACAATAGACTCACCTATTGTCTGTGCTGCAGCCCATTTAGGCCAAAGCTTTTTGACTACATAAACTTTTACGCCTTCTGGTTGTAGGGTGTAGTCATACAGAAGACCGTTTAGTCTTGCCCACACGTTTGCGATTAGGTTTAGTAGACGCATATATAGCCTCCCATAGCATTTCATCATCTATGTGCCAACACCAACGACAGTCGTAACAACAGTAAACAGGTTCGCCACGATGAAACTTTTCTACTAATGTGTCTTTCTTACAGCGCGGACATTTTGGTTTTAATTCCGGCGGTAAGTGCGACATAATAACCTCAAGTGTAAACGGGGTAATTATCTATTAGATACAAATATCGCTTTTCAAAAGCTCTGGGTTCAAAAAAAGGAAAGTCTACATGCCCTGACCAAAAAGTAGTGTTAGGTAGCTTGGGCCACGCCATGCCGCCGCCTAGCTTCTCCATTGACCAAAAGACAGCTAATTCAGTAGGGTTAATAAGTTCAGGCTGAATAACTAAAAACGCATCGCTTGAAACGTTAGTTTCAATTTCACAGGCTTCATGCATTGGAAGAATAGGAAATTGGCTTTCCTGATACGCTTGCCAATCAGTAAAGGTCATGACCGAATAAAAACTGGAAATAACTAGAAACGACATACGGTTAAAGTTTTTACTCACATATTCTCGGTCAACGTTGGCCTCAACATGATGCAATTCGGGTATGGTTTTTTCTATATGGGTTTGAAAATTTCTCAAAGTCTTTTTGAATAAGTTATATAACTTTCGTGCTTGCTCATGTTTAGCAGCACCGTCAAGTTTATCCGGTTGAATTGTCGGTAGCCCTTGTAGCATCATTTTCCTCCAGCATATGAAGCCAAGCCAATACTATTGGGTTATTGGCAAGTGCTTCTTTAGCTATTATGTCAGTCTTTTGCTCCTGAATAGAACGCAGCGCTCTAATTACTTCATTCAGCCGCATTGGTTTTATACCCATGTTACGCCACTCTTGCCTAAACCTTTCTCCAATTGTTAAACATTCGGGCGAGCTACACCGGTCATATTCAGTATATCCAATAGCCATTTTTACAGCAATGGGTGCGGCACAATAAGGACATATCAAGACGGCTGTGCTTGGCTTAAGTTTTTTAAGTAAGTATATAAAGTCTGGATGGAAAAGGTTTTTCTCCATTTTAGAAACAACTCCTCGCCCCACTTTGCTACCTTGGTTTTAAAGCTTTCCAAGTCGCTGTTGTTTTCTAGTACATAGTGTATATACCCACGCTGTCGGGCCAACTCAAGGTATTCAGCTTCATAAGGCTCTTTAGGCGGGTTGTTTGCACGTCTAACCTCAACGATAATGCCGCCCGCGTCAAGCCACGCTTCACATTCTTCGAGCCTATAAATTCTCGTATTTACAACATGAGCGCATTGGGCAACTTTGGACATTAGCTTATACAGGTACTTTTGATATCGGTAGTTACCGGCGGCAATAAGAAACCCGCGAATTAACTCTTTTTCTTTTTCGTCGCAATTCCATACGTTAATTCCAGTCAAATGCTCAACATACTGAGCGACGTCTTCTTTGATAAAGTCCGCCAAAGCAACCCTGGTCATGCCGGGAATTACTTCGCATAGTACCGCGCCTGCAGTGTCTTTACCGGCCCTACCATAGCCATGCAATGCTATTTTTAACCCCACTTAGCACCTCCTTACGGCAACTTATATCGGCTTATATTTAACGTAGAATGCTGGTCATTGCGTTTATTAAGCCACACCGTCAATACCGTTGCCCAAAGGTGGTGCGGCTTTAACACTAAGCACAGGTCAAAGTCATTAGAATACTCAATTCTAACTAAAACTTTAACCACAGTTTTTTGTTTAACTTCAATTTCAACAATGCTTTCGGGCGTTACTTGTAAACTAGGCGGCAATTGAATACAGCTGTAACAGTCCGTCAGCGCTTCTTTCAGCGCATGCCGGGTGTAACTAAGCAAAAACGTGCCGCATGGAAGCGGCACGTTTGGAAACCCAAGCTGACGGTGGTACAGGCCATCCATAGACACCTCTATTTTAGCTGCTTTTCTGCTGCTTTCTTTTTAGCACCGTGCACCCTAAAAGCAATAACCATAGGCTTACCGCTTATTTTTCTGTCTTTCTTCAGACAGAGTTGACAGCGGTCGCACGTAATGTCTGCAGTTTGGTTAGGGCAAACCACGGCAACAAATTCGCCATAGTCTTGACGCTTTGGGTGGTTTTCAGGAACCACCATTACAGCAGGCCAACCCGACTGCAAAGCTAGCTTGACGTCTTCAGGAGTTTCGCAGCTAGCATTGTAGGTTAGGTTGGATAAATTAAGGCTGGCGGCATCCAAACGCCGCCAGCCGTGCGTGTAACTCCAACCCCTCACGTCAGGCCGAGCCTTATGTGCAGCTTTAATTTCTTCTATGGCTTCTTGGTCAACTTCGTCGTTAATAAACAAGTCGCCAGAAACCATATGACGAACTAAAGCACCGCGCATAAGCTTTTTAAAAGCATTTACAAGCGGTAAACTTTTACCTTCTGCTCTGTTTTGGTGAATAGCTGTCGGCCCGCTTTGGGCATAGCAGCCATTATTCAAAAACGGACATTCAGAAGGACAAGTTAAACCTACTGGACGATAAGTGCGGTAAGCATAGCCAAGCTTAGGATGAAACTTTAACCCGCTTAGAATTATGTTTTTCATGCTTTTTCCTTTTAGCTAGCGTTACTCAAACACTTTAGTCCTAGCGTCGCCCATTAGGTGCAAGAAAAATGCAGCCGGACGTCCAGTTAGAGTAAGCTCATGACCAGGATAAATAATAGTAAGGGTTTTGTTTTCCTCGTCCACAGTGTAAGCAAGGTAAGCCAGGGGGTTAAAACCGCCTTTGTCCGTAAACACAGGGCGAGGGGGCTTGGGGTACTTCACTTCAGTCTTCTCGTTCTGCATAGTATTACCTCTCATCTCCATTGCCTGACAACACACCACGTTGTGCACGGTCAGCCAGTTTAGCAAGATTAGTGGTCGCTACTTCCTCCAAAGTAAGGTTCAAGTCAGTTGCTATAGCCGCTACATACCAAAGCACGTCACCTAATTCTTTCTTCAATGCCTCTCTATCTGACTGTGTGTAAGAAAACATGTTTGGGTATGCGTACCTGTGTTCATCCCTCAACAGTTTTCCTACCTTTTCAGCTAGCTCGCCTGCTTCTCCATTTAACTTTAGTACCGTATAAATGAGTGGATACCTGTAAATAGCTGTTCGTTTTGCCTCCCTCTGATACTCATTCAGTGTCATGTATTTCCTCCTCTACACTCATAGAATTTACTCTATGAGCGTTTAGGGCTTGCATTGATACAAGGTAAAAATACGGCTCATATTTACCTTGTACATTAGTCTTGGCTAGCCGGAAATTTCCCTTGGATATTTCTAGGCGTAGCCATGCCAAGTCGATTAAATACGCCCTTTTAAAAGCCGATAGAATGTACAAAACACGGTCAGCTTTGCTTTTGTGTAGCCAACCAGGAACTATACGGTTACTTGATAAATAATGGATATGCGACTCGACTGCAATATTGCCAGTAGAATGTGTGTCATATTTAGTTTCAACCAAAAAGCGGTCGTTCTTGTAGTATACAACAAAGTCACTATGCAACCATTTTTGGTCTTTAGTATCCTTCACGGCAATAACTTGAGCGCCGGGATAAAAGCGTTGAAGTATTGCAGGCGCAATTGCCTCGCCTTTTATTCCTATTGCGTAAGCATTTTCCCAAGAACGACTCATGTTGGCTCCTTTGCTATTTTACCATAAATGCTGTTTGACTTTGTGCCAGTTTTTATTCAGTACCGGGTCCACAAAGTTTAGTACTTCTGGTGCAAAGTCAAGTAAAAACTCTACGCTATACTGCTGTTTAATGCGTTCAACAACTGGTATATAACGGTCAATATTTAACAAAGCACCAAAAGTAAATGCCTTATATGTTTCTCCCGGGGCTTCTTCCATTAGGTGAATGATATCGTTAGTGCCTTGCCATGCCGGAAACGTAAAGACGTAATACTCTTCGATAATGTTTTGCTTTAAGTTAGCTTTTCTGCGTTTGAAGCTAACCATGCAGCGTAAATGTTGTCGGCCTTCGCCAATGTAAAACACTTCAACTCTGTTTGAAGGCACTGGATGTCCGTGAAAACTAATAATGGACGGTATTTCTCCGGTATTTTCATTATACCGAGTGAAGCTGAGGTGCTTTCGAACGTGCGGACTTATTTTCCACGAAGTCAAGTCAATAACGGGCATTCAGGGTTACACACTCCTAATTCCGTCGCAACCCGACGGCATGAAAACTTGTGCTTATACCGATACACCACGTCCACAACACGACGTGCTTCCGCAATTCGTTGATGAACGGGTGTCTTAGTATTAGCTTCATGCAGCCGCGCGTACTCTTCAAGCAATTCTTCAGCTTCATTTTGTTGCTTACCAGAACTGCGGTAGTATGCAGCTAATGTCCAATAAGTGGTATTTCGTAGTCCGGGTGCCGGTATTCCGTCAAAATACAGCGTTTGTACGCAGAAAGGAGTGCCAAGACGACGAAGTTTAATATAAACTTCTTCGTTGTCGTTGTACTCATACGTTTTTTGTGCTGGAATTACGTCGCGGTGCTCTAAAAGCCATTCACGAAGCTTACTTGCATTACCTACCTCATAGTTAATTCCCTCCGCATTTGGGTTGCCAATGTCGCTATAGTCAATAAGCCGCTTTACTTTACCTGTGCGTGCATTAACGCTACCAGGAACCCGAATTAAACTGCGGGCGCGGTAAATGCTAAGGTCAGCCGGAATGTGATGAGCCTCTACAAAGGCTTGATAAACCGGCTTCCAGTTACCTTCGGGTAATTCCAAGTAACGCCAAGGCACAACTAAATGGTAGCCTTTAGAACCGCTGTTGTAAAGTAGTGGCTGTTCGACATACTTTTGCAACGTAGTAACAGCGTTGGCAACCGCATTTGCAGGAAGGTTATCCAAGTCGATGATAAAGTCAGCTTCAACTTCTTCGAAAGGCTTTCTAAACCTAGCAACGCTGACGTATTCGTGCATTCCGACGGCTTTGGGTTTAAAATTGGTAGTGCATATGTAGCGAAGACGTATGGGCGGCCCATTGTAGGGCCGCCCTGTGTTTGGGTCAATGTCACCCTCCTGAAGGAGTAACATTCTCTCCGTCAGCAGCATTTTCTGCCACCTCAATGTTGTGGTAAGCTGCCGAGCCTGCCATTATTCCTGCAACAACGGTGTGAATGGGCTTAACGACTGCTCTTGGGTCCATTAACGCTAGGCAAGCTGCAAAACCTAAGCCATAACCAATTGCTACTACTCTGCGGGCGTCCTCGCCTTCTGCATCAAATGGCAAGCTGAACTTAGCAACCTCTAGAATAGAAGGGTGAATGTATTCAGCATCTAGCGGCGCTTCGTCGCCAAGGCTTTTGGCAATGTGGATGAAGTGGGCCGAGGAAAGACTCTTCGGGCCAGTATCCATTTTTTCCTTTTGAGCCTTATCGCCAATATTTGACTCTGCTGCATCCACCGCCGAAACCAAACTGTCGAAAAACTTTTCGTCGTGCATGTTACCTCCAGTTCAAGAAAACATTTAAGGTTTGGTCCATTTTGTATTATCCAAACCTCGCCGTCTTCTTCAATAGCTATATTACCATTCAGGTCATCAAGCCAACGCGGATAGTCGGCTCTATTTTTAACTTCAATTTCCAGTTTGAGTTCCGGCACATAGACGTCGCCATTTAAGGCTTGCCCGGTGTCGTTATTTATTTTGAGAGCCGTGCCAATTGCGCCACTTCCGTATACTCGACGTGCTTGGTAGCCCTGCTTTTTTAGCAGGGCTACCAATTCTCTCTCTGCACGTTTACCCTTCTCCCGAACGTCCATTAGAACGGCAAGTCAACCTTCTCAACACCTTCCACAAACATGCGGTCAAAACGGAAGTCAAGCCACCGCCCATCACGGCCAACAATGTTAGCAATGACAGTTGCCTCCTTACCAACCAGTTCGGTGTAGTCTTCACTGGAAGTTAGGCTTATATAGTGGCTACGGTTCTTACCGTTAGTACGCATGATGTATTCGTAAAAACCGGGCTTAATAGTGCGGGCGGCCTCAATGACGCCATAAGCATACAAAGTATGTGCAGCAACGTCAGGTCCGGTAGGCACTACGTTATTGATGAAAATAGAGTTGTAGTACTTACCGTCCTTTTCCCGAGCCGAAACGGTAGCTTCAATAAGCGCGTATTTGCCGTTCAGTTCGAGCAGCTTTGAACCAATGTCAGTACTGTTGGTCCATACAGGAACGTTACCCACAGTGCCTTTATAAGTAGCATTTTGTTCAGTTACTTGTACAAAACCACTAAAGTATACCTTATTCACGCTTACCTCCGTTAACTTTGCTCACGTATCCAACGTGGTTTATTGTCCTCGATAAACAACTGAAAGCCTTCGGGCTCCCAACATTTGCGCACAAAGGCGCAATAGCTGCATTGCCAAGGTAGGTATTCTCTTCCGGTTTGTTTTCCTTTTCTCACCTCGCTTATCGGACTATATGCGCGGTCGGGCATATTGTCTACTGTAGCATAAAGCACCGACAGCCAACGCTTTTTAACTTCTTCTATAACCTTATAGTCGTATCTTACGGGCAAAATTGCCCTATGTGCTGTGTCTTTGTTAAATAACCAAAGGTATCCCTCCTTTAAGCCTGTAGCAGCTAGGTAAACATTTAACTGAGCCACATAGTCAGGGCTTGGCCCTTCACGAAGCATGCGCTCATAACTAGAAGCGTTGGTAGTTTTAATATCAAGCAGTACTAAAGAGTTAGTTAGCTGCAATAGCCCGTCAATATGACCAACTATTTTATGTCCGTCTAAGTCGAATTCAACTTGCTTTTCAACGTCATGTAACGGACAGACAGTGCTAATTAGCTGACGCTCCATGTCATGAATAACATGACCGAGCGCGAAAACACTTATGCTTCGTGACGTTAGCGGTTCGCATTCATCAGGATATAACTTCTTGTAAGCCAAGGCTCTTGGACATTTACCGGCGGAACTGGGCCTGAGCACAGGCTCAGGCCCATCCGAAGAATGATAAACCAACTCTGACTGTATGATTATCTTTCCGCCTTTAGAATTCAAGTATAACAAATACTCTTTAACCCGCAATAAAACGTCTTCTACGCTATCTGCGGGCGGGGGTGTGCCGAATGTAGCTGTATGGTTCAAAATGTCTTCTATCATGTGTGAAAACTCAAGTAAGCTCCATTATAGCGCAAAGGTATTTGCCCTAGCATACCTGTAGGACGGTTCTTGGTGGTATGCATAGTAGCGCCGACTTCGTTTTTGATGATGAAGCTTACTACCCAAGAGAATTGGCCTATTTTACCGCTACCTTCTAGTGCCGTGTTATTGAGCGCTTTGCCTTCCATTGCTGCTTTTACGCCTTCACGGTTCATTTGCGACAACACAAGGAATGTAACTTGGTTGTCCCGTGCAAAGGTGTAAAGCAACTTCATGGCTTGCGTAATAACCGTGTACGGGTCTTCTTGACCGCGCTCGCCACTCATGGCTTGAATGAAGTCGACGGTAAACAACTTTGCATTGCGTCGACTAATATAGCGGTCGGCGAGGGAGAGAAGGTGATGTATGTTTTCTACACCACTCTCCACATACAAAGGCAAACCGCTTAAAGCTTGCTTTGCTTTGGCCGAGTCCGCTTCATTAAAGCCTCGTGGGTTTCTAAGCCGGTTATAAAAGGCCATAGGGCCTACAGAAGGGCCATAAAGGTGTTGTGCATACCTTAAAGCCCTAGCCTCGCTTGAAAGCTCAATAGAAAAGTCTACACAGCTAACACCAGCTGTAGCTGCGTTGAGCATTATTTGCTCAGCTAAAGCACTCTTACCGCTACCCTCCGGTGCAGCAATGGTATACACGCCACCAGGCAACAAAGGCCCCCAAATGTTTTCAATGCCTTCAAGGTTTTTGCCAAGGCTAATGACTTGTAAGTCGTTAGTTTCTAACGACTCAAGTACAGCGCCCAAGTCGGTTTCGTCATCACGTCGCATTTCGAGTGGTGGCTTGGAAAGTAAGTCCCTTACCAAGGCTAAATTGTTTTCCTGCACCGCTTGTTGAATTTCCGAGGCGTGCTGACGCACTTCTTGAGCAAAGCCTTCCGACAGTAAAGCGTCAAGATATAATTCCGGGCGCTCTAAGTAACCGGCATTGGCTTTTGCTTCTTGAATAAGCAAAAGCTCATGCGCCGACAGCGGTTGACCGTCTTGTACGCGTTCAACCATGCGGCGAATGCGCTCATTGCTTATATACCGAAGCGGAAGAAGCCGAATAAGTTTCTCTCCTTGAGCGCCTGAAACCATAGCTGACGCTAAAAACTCTAGCGTAAGCTTATCTACTGTCAAGGCGCAAGCTCCTTCAATACTTGCATGGCTTCAGCCCAAGCCTCGGGAGTAGCTTCTTTGAGCTTCTTGGCCCCATACTTTTGCGCAATTTGAGCGAATTTAACGGCTACAATATTGCGCAAAGAAGGCGAAAGCTTCTCGTATTGAGCCGCAAGCTCAGCAAATTCAATGCCGCCTTCTTGCTTAGCGGGCGGGGTAGGCTCTTGAGGCTTAGGCTCAACTTCTTTTACAGGAGCCTTTTCATCTTCCCGCACTTTGGCTTGCTCGGCCCTTACTTGAGCGACATATTTATTGTCGTCCCACAAGCCAAGGTGAATTTCTGCGTTGAAGCCCAAGTTTGAAAGAGCCTTGCTTACAGCATCAGTCAGACTTTTCTTGGGGGCTTCTTCGTCAGTTTTAGGACCGTTTCGAGTGTCCTCGACAAAGTAAGTTTGTCCGTAGTTGTAGACTTCGCCACGTTGACCAGTTTCCGGGTCAATATACCAAAGGCGAATACGTACCACATGTACAATTTCTTCGCCTAGAGGCACAGGGCGTCCGTCTACTAGGACAATTTTGCCCTTGTCGTCCTTAAGGTAAATAGTCGCGCCCTCGACATATTGTTCGTCAATAATGTCGACGCCCCAACCGATACCCATAGGACCGAACATTTCAGTCGCCTGAAGGTGGTTATAAGCGGCATTAATGGCCTTACCGCTAAAACCGCCCTTACGCTGAAAGTCCTTGACATAGCGCACGTCTGGTTGCTTTACCTTGTTCCAAATTCTCAAGTTACTCATGTTTTGCCTCCTATAGCTCTCCCTATTATACCACAAACTCAAGCTCAAGAATTTTATCCGGGTCTTTTGCGTGTTCCAGAGCATCAAGGTAATTGGTGTACGCGAATAAAACCTTAACCGTTTCTTTGTCGGCCCACTTTACCTTAAGTTGCCCGTCGACTGCTTCAAAAGCTTTTTCCGGCTCATAGGCCAACATAACCAAGTATAGTTTGCTCATACTTTCACCTTGTCGGGGTGTCTTTTAGCCAAGCGCTTCATTTCACGTTTCCACCAAGCTGAATTGGTGAGAATAGAATGCGTGTTCAAATTTCTCTGGTTGAATGCAACTAAGACGTCCAAAAGCAAGCAGTTACTTCTGTAAGTAAATAAAACGTCATTTTGGGCAAATACAACCGCAACAGTGCCGCGACTAAGAATGAACGCCGACGGCTTTTCGGGCACAACTTTCAAGTCGTCAGCCCTGACAAAAATGTTGTCGACAAGGTAAAGCGGGTAGACGTCAAGCACCCCCTCTATTTTACTGCTAATAACTTGCTTTTGACCGGTTTTGAATGCATCAACGGGAATGAACAGTTTGTTGACAGAAAGGTATGTCGCAGCATAACCTTCAGGCAAAACTTCACTGAGCCAATAAGTCCTGTTGCTTACTACAAACGCGTATGGCTTGCATGAAGTAACAACCTCTAATCTTTCTGGCCGCATGTAATAATGCCGCGCCTTGCCCATTAACTCAAACGAATAGCAATTCTTTTCCGACTTGTTAATAAAAAAGCTACCGCCAATTAAAGCAAAAGTATGGTCGTCTTCTTGTCCGACAATTCTGTAGGGAATGAAGAATTGCTTTTCCTGTAGGGCGTAAATTGGGTTGAATGGGTCAAGCTTTGAAACAAACTCTTGGGCTGCTTCGAACAACATGTTAGCCTCCTAAAACTTTTACCAAGCTTTTGGTAAACAAAATGTCAATATTCTTCGGTAAGTGCAGCCTGTTGTAGCGAGCAATATACCAGGCACAGAAGTTTTCGGGGTTTCGCATGTCCAAGTTAACCAAACCCCGATAGTCGGGCAATTCGCCAACTTTGAAAACTTCTCCGTCTTCGCTTATGCTGTACAAGTTGTAATTGTACCGCAACAAATATTTTCCGTGAAATGCCATGTTGCTTAGCATTTCGCCATAGCGCGCCGGGAAAATTGCACCCTTGGTGGCGTAAGTTTCAAGGGCAATTAATTGCCTGTCTTTTGACGGGTAGCCATACCATTGAGCGGCTAAGTCAGCATCATGTATTTGACGCTCGAAGAGAATAAGCCTGTTTTTCTTGTACTCATCTTTTGGTAGGTTACGGAAATAGTCTTCGTAACCTGTGTCGTACTGTAAATACCCATTGTACAAGTTAGCTACCGAGCTTTGGTAACTAGCAACCCTGCGAATGAACACCTCGTCTTCTACAACAACGGCTTGAGCACTATGGTTGTAATAAACCAAGTATTTATTTTCCAGTAACTCAAAGGTGCCCAAGCTGTCGAGGGTGTAAAACAGGTGTCTACCAAACTTTTGTAGTGTGTGGTAACGCCGGGTTTCGTACAACCAAGGATAAAGCCCGTTTGGGTTTCTTGGGTTAATTAGTTCGTTTATCCATTTGATGAACTTATTCATACTCCTCCAAGTTAGGGCCGCCCTTTACGGGGCGGCCCACTTGTTCACAAGTGCTCTAAAGCCACGCTAATAGCCTTACCGTAAGGAAACTTGTCCAGAGGAAGCCCGTTTTCGATGACAGCCCACAACACAGGGAAAGGTGGCTCATTACCAAAGTCACCGTAGCCGTCAGTAAAGTAAATACAGGCTGCAGGGCGCTCTCCGTCAATTTCCCAAACGGGATGGAAAGCAGTACCACCACCACCCTTTAATTGAAGCTTGTTAAACACGTTAGCCATGCCGTCGCTAGATGCAAAGTCGACGACTTCATGCACCTGAGCGTCACACGTAATTAGTTTACCATGCACGAAGTCAAAACCTGACAAAATACCCTGCACTTCGCTAACAAAGCGCGTTAGAGTTTTCTTGTCAATTGAACCCGAAGTGTCAATGGCTACCCAAATTTCAATTTTCTCACCCTGCAAAGCGGGCAAGAAAAACTCGCCGTCGGTAAAACGGCGGTCGGGTGGGGAATAACCGTAGTCAGCAGGAAACTGCTGCACAAACGCAAGCAGTTCGTTACGCCAGTCGCGGGTGGGGTAAAGAAGCTGGTCAACAAGGCGGGCTACACCAATAGGCAACTTACCCTGCATTTTAGCAGACTGAGCAGCCGAAGCAACCTGCTGCTTAATTTCGGCCATTTCAGCATCGCTTAGGCCGCCCATGCCGTCCTTACCCGGACGCAAGTCGTTAGCGTTGATGCCAATTTGCTTCAAATGCTCTTCAGCTTCCTGCATGAGCAAGTCATAAACCTGCTCAGCAGTCATGTTTTTGAACCTGCTGTCGAGCAGCACGCCTTGAGGCGCACTCATGAACGGACTGTTACCAACGAACGCATTAGCTTGGTCCTGCAGTATGTCGTTGATAACATAGTCGGTTGCCATGTTCCAAATAAGGTGCTTTCTTTCTTTAAGGCGTGCTACGTGTAGAAATGCCTTGTGAAGCAACTCGTGGGCGTAGACAAACGTAAATTCGGCTGGAGTAAGCTGCTCCGCAAACTTTGGGTTAAACCACACCGACTTACCGTCAGTCCAAGCCGTGTCGCCGTCTGTTGACTCATACACCGGCGTGTGAAACGACAGATGCGCGAGAAACGGCTCATGCACCGCCAGGCTCGTTCGAGCCCGGCGGAGCTTATTAGCGAAACTAAGCATGGTTACCCCCTTAAACGTTCATGGCACCATTAACAAGCTTGAACAGCTCGCGGTATTCGGGAAGGGTAATGGCTACTTGTTGGTGCTTGGTATTCCCGAGCGCAAGAATGGCAATAGGAACAAGCTCGGGATGAGTCTTGCCCAAAGCCTGAAGAAGCTTGGAGTAAGTGAGAAGCGTGTCCTTGTCAGCCTTGCGGGAGAGCACACGTTGCGACAGCCCGACTACGTAAGCATACATGACGTCGAGCTTTTCGCTGACAAAGGGCTGTCCAGTCTTAAGCACGTTGTCCAGGTTGGGCAATTCTTGAGCCAAACGACGGAAAGCCAAGAATTCGCTAGCTGCGCCTTCGCCCACAAAGCCCGCCAAGCTAGCCAAGCTGTCGTCGTAGTTGAGAATAGCATTGACGAAAGCCCAACTACGCGGAGTAGGGAAAGCTTCTTGGTCACCAGCAGGCGGCTGGAACAGCAGAGAGGGCTTAAACTTCAGGAAAGCAAGAAGGTTGCTGTCCCAACCCCTTTCAAGCCCATACTTGAAAGTGGTGTCAACGTCCGGCTCCACCGTAATGTGTTGCATACGGTTGCGAAGCGGGACAGGCATAGCAAAGGTAGCGCCCTTGTCAACACTACGGTTACCCGCCATGACGACGACACTACCCGGTGCCAACTTATGGCCGCCAATACGGTGGTTGAGCGCAATTTCGTAAGCCACGACTTGGTTAGAAGGCGGGGCGGTATTTACCTCATCAAAGAAGTAGAGAGTAGGCTCGTCACGCACAAAAATGGGCTTGCTGAACTTAACGGTGTCGCCGTCGCGGTAAGGCAACCCACGCACGTCGACGTTGGAAAGAGTGGACAAACGAATTTCCTCGACAGGAAGCGGCTTGCTGAGCAATTCAGCAGCAGCCAACACCATGTCGCTCTTCCCAACGCCAGGCGGCCCCCACAACATAGCCGCCGTCTTCAGCCCATTAGCCTGAGCTTCCAAGTTAGCCTTAAGCACTTTAAGAGCCTGGTTCCAGTTCATAACATTCCTCCTTTAAATTAAAGCTTGTTGCCGATTGGCCGACTTTACTACACTACTGCACTTTGTTTACATTTTTCACCCCTTTAGCCGTTTGCTAGCTTGCTTGTTAGCCACCATTTGTATTCCTCTAACTGTTTTCTCCCTTCTTCTGTCGTTATGGGCGCATAGAAGCCAATGGTTGAGTAATAGCCTTTACCCATTTTAGGTACTTTTGGCAACTCAAACACTTCTACCAGCGCGCTTTGCATTTGAAGGACGTCAAACTCATTCTTTGGCGTTGCAAAGCGGTAGGTTAGCCAAAAGAACCTCTCATGAACTTTTGCGCTGCTGCTTCTACGAATAAAGTAGTCGCGCGGCCTACCCAACCGTCCAACTCTAGCGACAATTAAGTCATGGTGGAGCAGCATTAACGCGGACATAATGTTCTTTTGGTCCATTACGTCCATCCACGTGTAGCGGTTATTTATCGGTAGCTTTTGCAGCAGCTTGTACATGTTTTACCTCCTTTTGCAGTTTATTTATCATGTCGTGAAGCATGGTTAAGCCCCTTTGGGTAGTAAGTGGGGCGTAAATAAGAAAACGTGAAATACGACGAAGTTTATTAGTAAATACCGTTGGGGCGCTTTCTAAGCCAAATATTTCCATTAGCGATGCTTGACTGTGTAGCATAAAGAATTCTTCGTCAGGGACAACGCTTTGGACGTCAATTCCAAAGTAACATTCGTTGGACGCTCCCACCTTGAAAATAGAGAAAAAGGGGTAGAATTTGGCATTGCATTTGAACTCGTGGAGAATAAGCGCCAAGTATATGAGTTGGTTGAGGTAATAATACTCCTCTTCTAAAAATTTCTTTGTTGACTTGCCTTTGCGCACAGGCAAGTCATCAAGCAGCTTCTTAATCATGTTTACCCGCCTTTAGCTTATTTCTTAAGCTGTTGAGCATTCTCAAGCCCTTTTTGGTGGTAATTGGAGCGTAAAGGGTAAAACGCAAGGTGCTAGCCACAGCAGTTTGCATAAAGACTGGCGGACTTTCCAGCCCGAATATTTCAGTTAAAGACGCTTTGGTTGCTAAAATGGAGAATTCGTCGTCGTAAGCGTCACTTTCCACGTCAATTCGAAAATAAAACTCATGAGGCTCCTTCATTTGGTAAATGTAGTGCACGCAATGGTATTGGCTAGGACAATTACGTTCGTGAATAGTAAGCGCTTCGTTAATAACTTGGTTCAAGTGTTTGTACTGCTCTTCTACAAAACTCATAGGCGGGCGGCGTTTGCGGACAGGTAGTTTACTGAACGTTTCTCTAATCATGTTTAACCCACCCTACTAAGCCCGACAGAAGTACATTCTCGCCAATTTTCTCCGCATCAGGCACAATGCCGAATTCATGGTCAAACAAAGACATGGCGTATATTACGAAGTACGCTTCTGGTTTGACCAAATACAGACAATAGTATACAGCAGTTTTATCGGGCAATATTTTTATGCTTATTTCTTGGTGTCCTGGAGTTGTGGTGCCTAGGAAAGCATTTAGCTCGGCATACAGCCGAGCCCCTCTGCTTTTTGCTTCCTGCATCAGCTGTTCAATTCTTGGTTTAACGCCCATAGCTGCTCCTCCAACTTTCTTGTTGCTTCTACTATTGTCTGCACGCCTTCGTCAGTTGTGCATGGTACGTAAAAGCGAATGTTACGCTTCCACTTCTTTCCTAGAGCCGGGTTTACTCCACGCGGTAATTCAAAAGCGTCAGTTATAGCCGAGGCAATAATTAGCTGTTCGTATGGGTTGGTGGGAATGTGGTAGCTGTAACTGACGTAAAACATTTTTTCCAGCTGTGTTTCCCGCGTAAAGTACACAGACCATGTACGGGGCTTACCGATGTCGCCCGCCAAGTGTTTGACCAGTTTATGCGTGGCCTCTACCAAGTAAAAGAGTTTACGCCTTTGATGAAGCAATTCGTCTTTACTTGGCATTTCTGTCGCCACAGGTAGTGACTTTACTAGCTTGTACATGTTTTCACCCCGTCAGAGAGGCGCCGGAGGCGCCCATTCGGCTTATTGACTTGTGTCTGTCGACATTGCTACTTGGCATACAAACGTTGGCAACTCATTCCAGCCTATCCAGTCGTCCGATACTGTAATGCCGTGTTGGTTAGCCCATATGTTTTTTGAAATGCCGAGGGAGCCTAATGTACCAAGCAATGCTATTTCGCTAGACATGGAATAACCCGCCTGCAGGAATTTGTAAATACGCATGGTATTGGTGCAAACGTCCAAGTAACTGTTACACATGGTTTCTCTAGACCAAGTGTCCGCCCAACCACAATAAACCGGCTCACTTAGTCCGTTTTGGTAATGCATTACTACCCGGTGTTGTGGTACGTCGAAAAGAGAGCAGACGTGCATAGCATGACGCTTAGCAACGTCTTGGTGGTAATACCAGGGCGAGCTAATGTACATGAGCACGTCAATGCCGTCAATTTGAATACGTGCTTTACTCTGGTGTGGGTAAAATTTGGCGTTTTGCTCCAAGCCCAATGCCTTCAAAATGGGCTCAATGTATGAAGGCGCGGCGCTAATTGCCACGTTAATGTTGGTTGGCGGGCGCTTGGTCACGCCCGCCAACCAAGCTGCAGCACCACCATAGAGCAGCATGCTAGCATAGCGTTTTGGGTATAACGCGTATAGCTTATCGTCTATTGCGTGCAATACGTTAACTATTGTTTTCCTGTTCATTTTGTGCTCCTTTGTGCATCATGGCTACTTTGAGCACAAAGTCAGTTATTTCGTCCCATTCAATAAAGCCATACGTTGTCAGAATATGCATTTCGCTGACCCACAGGTCAACAAGAATGCCCAATTCTCCCAACAACGCAAACATAGCTATGTCGTCAGACATGGCATAGTTTTCTCTCTTGAATTTAGCAATACGCAATGTATCGGTATTAATACCGGCCTTAGTTTGCGTCATGCTTTCTTTGCTCCAATAAGGAGCGTAGTAGTAATATTCTGGACCGGTTAGTCTACCGTCCCAATGATAGACTACCCTGTGTTGCGGCACGTCTACCAATGAACAAATATGTTCAGCATGGCGGTGGGCAGCCTTTGTACTGTGGTGCCATGCCGAGCTTATTTCGAGCCGTACTTCCGTGCCGTCTATGTCTATTTTTCGGTGAATTTTATGGGCTTTAGCCATTGGCAAGTCTTTTACTTTCAAAGCCAATAAAACGCTGTCGTGGCGTGCTGGATGAGTGCAAATGGCGACATTTATGTTGTCTGGCTGGCGCTGTGTTGCGCCAGCCAGATAAGCTGCTGCACCGCCAAACAGTATTATGCTCCTGTAAGGTATGTTTTTCTTTTTCAACGTTTTGTCAATGTAGCGGAGCACTTGTTCGACTTTTTTACGCATCATTTGCCCCCATTAGCGTTAGCTTCGACACAAACTCGGGTATCTCTTCCCAAGCAAACACGCCGTACTTAGTTTTAATTAACCCCCTTTCCACAAGGTAATTAATGTTAAGCCCAACTTCGGCGGGCAAGCCTAAGTGCCTTATTTCGTCGGATACTTTGTATCCGTCCTGCACCGCCCGCAATATTCTTGTCGAACTAGTCTTGAGGTGGTACACCATACCACGGCACATTGTTTGCCTGGTCCACTCATGGGACCAGGCAAACATGAATGGCGCTGAAAAGTGGCATTGGTATTTACCTCCCAAATTAATTAACACTACCCTGTGTTGCGGAATATCAAGCAACGACGACAGATATTCCGCATGTACATTGCCTTTAGCAGAAGAATAACGTGGTTTGGCTACTACTAAGCGTACAGGAAAGTTACAGACGTGAATGGAAGTTTTGTAAAAGAAAGGTTGGTATGTTCTGTCATAGTCTATTTTAAGACGTTCTAATACCTTTACAACTTCATTGTGATGAACGTTAATGCTAATGTTGAAGTTGTCCGGTATGCGCTTGGTTTGGTGAACAAGCCATGCAGCTGCACCACCAAACAATGCCAATTCGTACTTTATGCCGTCTAACTTTTCTTGCAACGTAATTACTACGTTGCCTATCAAGTCCAGCAGGTTTCTTCTAACGCTGTCGCGGCTCATGGGTTAGTCCTAGTAGTAGCCGTTTCGAGGGCAAGCTTAGCTATATGACCGGGTAATTCTTCCCACGTTACCCAAGTGTCCAGGCCAACGCCGTCCTTAGTTACCAGCACACGCCTGTCAACACCCATTTCATACATGTGTGCTAGTAATTGTATTCTGTCGCACATTTTGTAACCTGCTTGTTTAAATTTAAATGCACGACTGGTTTTAGTTACTACTTCATCGCTGTCGCACAGCATTGTTGCGACAGTCCATTCGTCATAGTAATACGGACTGTTAATGAAAATGTCTAACTCACCGTCGTTAATGACATACCCTACACGGTGTTGGGGTACGTCAAAGCTGGAAATAAGCTTTTCTAATTGCTCTGCAGGCGACCGCCATGAATAGTAACAAGTAATGCCAATAACGTTTACCTCTACCCCGTCAATTACCTCTTTGTGGACGCTAGTTTCATCAAAGTATACTGGAGCATTGTCGTCTATGGTTATACCCAAAGTTTTCCAAGCCATATTAAACAAACTTGGCTTGGTTGAAAACCAAATGTCTATGTCATTTGGTTGGCGGGCTGTCTTGCCCGCCAACCATGCTGCACAACCACCTGCAAGCCCAATGTAAGCATACTGGACTTGCTTGATACTTGTTAACCTTTGGTAAACCTTGCGCACTATTTCATGAACTTGTTCAACAGTCATTTGCTACCCTCCTTGCGCCCGACAGCGTTGGTTTATTTTCGAAAGTTGGTAGTGCCCCTATAATGGTTAGTATAAAGCATGTAGATGGTTAATATAAAGCATGTAGTTAGCTAGTAATAAGTATATATAGGAGCATTACCCTTTATAGGGTAATGCTCCTAGTTAGTATAAAGTATAGGGATGGTTAGTATAAAGTATGTAGTTAGCTAGTATATAGTAATGAGTAAAAACAATATATAAATATATATAATATACTAGTATATACTAGGAGCTAAACCCTTTAAGGGTTTAGCTCCTTTAGTTAGCTTATATATTATACTAGCACACGACAGCGTATTATAGTTATATATAAAGCATGTAGTTAGCTTACTAACAACTTGTTAGTTAGCTAGTATATAGCATGTAGTTAGCTAACTAATAGTTAGTAGAGAGCAAAAAGCCCTTTATAGGGCTTTTTGCTCTTATTATAGGCACTCTTTTCGTTCAAAAGTAACGGAATTTGGTGGGTTTTGAGAAAAGTTTTGAGTTAAGAAATAAGGGGTTTTTGGGTTAAGGTATGAAGGGAGGAAGGAATAACGGAATTGCCCTGCACGCAACCCCTCTTTCATCCAGTCCAAACTCTATATTTTCGCCAGCTTGCAACCCCCTCCGTAGAATGGCCCTATAAGCCCGTATAAGCCATTTTAAGACGGGGGGTAGCCCTTCTAAGGGGTAATATACCGGGGTGACACATTAGCTTCAATTTTTGCCTTTCTTATCGACCCCAATTTTGCCATCCGCTTAAAAGGGGTCTATAAGGCCGTATAATCAATTTTAAGGCCACCCCCCATTTTTATATCGTAAGAATGGGCATAAATTAAGGGTGAGTTGGGTGAATAACGTCCTGGACGGAGAAAAAGAGTGGGTTATGGGTTAGAAAATAGAAACTAGGAGTTAGGAAATAGCGGAGTAGGAAATAGCGGAGTAGGAAATAGCAAGGTAAAGCATTTTGCTACTTCCTATTTCCTAGCTCCTATTTCCTAACCCCAAACTTTTCGTCAGGTTTAAACCCCACCTCTAGAATGCCTCTGTAAGGCCGTATAATCAATTTTAAGACGGGGGTAAGGTGGTTTAAGGGTAAATATACCGGGGAAGCATATTAAGTGCAAAAAATGCCTTTCTTATCGACCCCAAAATTGGCATCCAAAAATTTGGCCTCTCTGAGGCCGTATAAGCCAAAATAAGGCCACCCCCCACTTTTATATTGGAAGAATGCGGGTTTGTTGAATGTCAGCTTCATTTTTTACGTCTGTGACGAAGCTGGATAACATGCCCACCGCGACCGCTTTAAAGGCCACAAGCTTGCCCGCGCGGGGTTAGCAAACAGGAAATAGAAAATAGCAAATAGAAACAACTGGAGAGTAAGCCAAATAGCTTACTCCCCAGTCTGTCGACACACCTTGCCGAGTAGAGGCTAGCCATTTGTCCAAACGGACACTACTCGGCTGGTTTGTACCCCCACCCCGGGGGTGTTTGAAAATAACTATGGGAGAGTAAGGAGAGAATTATTTGCAGACAGTAGGGGGGCGGGGCTGCCGCCCCGCCCCCTGCCTGGCTCCGCAAGAGCGTACTACATGCTTACTAGTATATCACATTCCGGCTGGTGTACCACCTCCTTTGACCAAGGGAGTACTCCCCCGCATTTAGCGGGGGTGTACCCCCTCAGTGAGAGGGCCTTATGGCCCTCAAAACTCCAGTTCAATTGCCTCCTCTGCCTCCGCTTTAGCCGCCAAGCCCGCGATGAACGCGGCCATTTTGGTCCATTTTCCTTTCCCCCTGTCCCAAACTTCCAGGGAGAGGGCGTTTGCCCCAAGAATGGTCTTTCCGGGCAGTTCTTGGGTTTGGGGCAGGTTCAACACGGAAACGTTTCCGCGAACCAGCAGCTTCTGAGGCAGCACAGCCAAAACCGCCTCGTCGCCAAAGACGTACAGGTCAAGCCAACGGTTGCTCGCTTCATCAGCCAAAGCCCTGTAAGTGGTGAAGTGGTCGCCCGTCTTAGCCTGCCCCTTCTTGCTGTAAGGGGTGCGGATAATAACTCCCTGGTACATGTGCTTTACATTCAGCATACTTTACTCCTTTCATTTGCCTCCGTTAGTTCCCCTTGCGGGGCTCCCAGGCCGCACCACGTGGAGGTGGAGGCTTGCGGCCCAAGGGTGGATAAACCACCCCTAAATGACTTTGCTCTCTAGTAAAGTAGCAATGACGTCGCTGGCATTCGTGTCCGTGAACGGGTACTTCCTTTTACCCACGCGGACATATCCCTCGACAAAATTACCGCTGTCGAGGGCTTCCTCTAGCATTTGCAAGCCCGGTTCGATGTCTGCGCACACCTCGTTAAGGATGTGGCCGCGGTAGGTGCTGGTTTGAAACCAAAGATAGGCCATACTTTTTCTCCTTTCGGGCCAAAGGCTTTTGGGGGTGTCCACGTTGGCCCATTCCGTGAACACCCCGCTGGTCAGGCGCCGGAGGCGCTTATTCTTCGGGCAACGGACGGCTTTCGAAGCGCCGTCCACTCGCATCAGTCGGCCACCAGTTCTTGGCGGCCATTCCTTCCGTGTAGGCCAACCCTTCCCTGGTGGATTTCAGTTCGCCCAACTGGGCTGATATCCTCAAGCAGGCTTTCTTTACTCCTGATGGAGTGTTTAGCAGCAACTCGACGGCGGTTTTACCGCGCTTCTCTTCCGCCTTAAAGAGGCCAATTTGCCGCCCATTCTCCAGGATGCCGCCGGTGGCCATATACGCACCACCGTAGTGAGTGTCACCACGGTGGGTGCTTACAATTACTTCCGGTTCCGACTTAACGCCCAAAGCTTGGGCCGCTGCTTTGATGGTGTTTACCAGCATAGTTTTCTCCTTTCTGGGCCTCCAGCACCGCCCGCCGGACGGCGCCGGAGGCGCACATTATCTGTTTATTTGCGGTTCAACCTGAACAGCCTGCGGATGGTGTATCTGAACCACCTAGGCCAATTGCGGCGTTGCTTTTTTGCCGCGCAAGGCGGGTAGTAGGTTATTACACCCCACACCTCTTCGTTTTTCATGCTCTTACCCCCTTTGCCAGAGAAAGTTGTTTTAGGTATCTTTCCAAGCCGAGTTTGTAGTACTCGACTTGGCCGTGTACGTCCAAGGAGATGTGGAGTGTTTCTCCCTCAACCTTGAACAGGCCAACGGGCTCTCCCGCGTCGTCAAATACAGCGCCACCGGTTTTTTGCGGCCCAAGTGCCACCCGGTGTTTACCGCCCCGGATGGCTTGGGCAACTAATGCCACTATGTCTATCAACCGTGGTTTCATTTTTACCCCCTTTCTTTAGCTGAGGCGTACCCCCTCATGCGAGGGGGCACAGCGCCCCTCTAAGCCATAGCCGCCTCCTCGACGACAACAGCTGCGACTGCCCGAAGCTTGTCGCCCGCATGCATTGGTCGGGTGACAAACTTAGGAAGCCTGATGGCTTGCTTTACCACGCCTTTGCCGCTCCTGTAAACCATTTCCAGGCGGCGGCCATTGACCAACCGCATCACCCCGACGGGGCTGCCCTTTTCGTCAGTGAGCATTGCTCCGTTTGGGGTCGCAATGATGTCTACGTTCAGGCTGAGGGCACGGCACACCAACAAAACTACGTCCATGAGTTTCATGTTTACCTCCTTTCGGGGCTTTCCTGCCCCGCTGGGCGGCGCCGGCAGGCGGCTTTCTTCTTGCCTTGGGGGCTTCACACCCCCCGCCGGAGAGGCGCCGGAGGCGCCCCTTTGTGTTTTAGCCCAAGACGGCCCGGAAAATGGCCAGGCCGACCAGGAACCCCAGGACCAGGCCCGGGACCAACAGGCCCCACGCCACGGCCGTCGCTACCATGAGGACTTTTTCTTTCATTTCTTTTTTCATTTTTTCCTCCTTGGGCCGCCAGGCCCCGCAGGAAGGGCGCCGGCAGGCGCCCTTTTTCTTTTGTCTTTGGGGGCTTTGGCCCCCGCTGGCAAGCCGCCGGCAGGCGGCCTGCATGGTTTAGGGGGTTGGACCCTTTTTAGGTCCAACCCCCGCCGGAAGGGCGCCGGAGGCGCTACTTTGTTTTTTCGAGAGTAGCGCCGCGCTTGCTCACGGCCACCACCTGGTAGCGCCCGGCTTCGAGGTAGCCCGTCTCTTCGGCCACCACGAACTCCTGTTCGTCGATGACCAGCTCGCGGAGTCCGCTTTGGTCCACTTCGACGACTTCGCCCACCTCAAGTTTTATTTCTTCCACCGGCCCAACGATGCGAATTTTAGTCGCGCCCACGAAGGTCAGAAACTCGCGGATGACCTCGGGGTGGCTCCAGTACACCCACACCTCGGTGGGCGCGTTTGCTATCAGCCATTTGCTGGCCTGCTTCCACGCCTCTTCATCGAGGGTCATCATCACCTCGGGGCCTTCCAGATGCACCAGCACTTTCAAGCGCTGGTTCAGGTGGTGGACGTCGGCCCCCATCAGTTTGGCTTCGGCTTTGGCCGTCTGGAGGCTATAGTATTCTTCCAGCATGTTTTTGACAATGCTGGGCGCTTCCGCATTGGCACCGAACAGCGCCCGCATTTCTTCGCTGTCGTTGTACCGGTGCCGGGTGGTCACCAGTGCCAACGACCCGCGCAGCTGTTCGGCCAACGCAGCGGTCGTGGGGTTGTCGAACCGTTGCTCGACCTCGCCCGCTGCGAACCGCTTAATACGGTCCGCGTCGTTCTTGCCCCTCAACCGGCTGGCCGCGTCCATCAGCTCGTCGACTGCCGGGTACCAAGCCTGTTCTTCCAGCTTGGCCACCCGCTTCTTCAACGCAATTACCGTCTGAATGGCTGTAGTGAACAACTTGGCACGCTCGGTGGTAAGGTGCCCTTTGGTTGACAAACGCCGGGCATTAATCTCGAACTGCCCGATGTTTGCGGCCGTTTCGTTCTTCCACCGCTGAAGCCTAGCCTCAACGGTGTTGCTGTCCAACTTGCGGGCTTGCGGCTTGATGCTTTGCAGGTCAAGCCCGTGTTGCCCGACTGGTTCGCCGCCGACGACGGGTGACTGGTAGTAAACTACACAGTCATCGCCATCGTGGTCGCCACCGAGTTCGGCGGTCCAGCCCCGGTCGTTCGGGTTAAATGCAACGACGTTAGCAGGTATGAACCCCGCGACTTTGTATACCTGCCAGTCCTGGCTAGGCAACGCGGGGTTTCTACCTACTACAACCGTTTGCCCCACCCGCACGTGCCGCTTCGCCTCTTCGGGAAGGAGTACTTCTCCTTCCTTAATGATGGCGGTCGCGGTCGTTTTGGCCCGCAAACCGCGACGGGCGCTAAACTTCACCCGTCGCAACATATTGGTTAAGCTGCCGCGTTGCCCGTCCACCAGGTCGTAGGTGACGGACTTTAAAGCCCCCGACATACCGAGGGCACTCAAGTATCCATACGGGGTCCATACAGACCCCTTTTCTTGTAGGACGGCTTCCTGGGCCTGGGCCAATTCCTCCCAGACCCAATCCGCCAACTTGCGCCCCCTGCTGTAGCACCAGTACTGCAGCTCCTGGGCATTAATAGACGCTTGGGGGCGGTATACCGCGTCAACAGTTAGGACAGCGGAAAACTCGGTACGCAGTTCGCCAAACCTCTTCCACGAACTTGGGAAGACGGTTGGGTGCTCTCCGCTGAACGCCACCCTGATGGTGCCCTTTGCGGACACCATGTTATCCAGGTCGAAGACAGTCACCTGTGCAAGCTTTGCCTCCACAGGTAGACCGAACGCCTGAACGAATACTGTCCAGTCTTCCCGCGACATAATGGCGAGAAGACCGGTGTCGAGGCTGGACTCCTCATACCCCGTCCAGCCAAACTCTTTATTCTCTTTCGTCAACTTACCGGGCCGCAGCATTGAAGCCGCAGCCCAGTTGGAGTCACCGGCGGCGGCATCCAACCACCGGGCAAGGCTGTCTTCTTTTACGTAGACGGCCCGATGACGGTTACCGCCTACAAAGACGAATTCAGTATCTACCTTGGCGACAGGGGTAATGAGCTCATTGTCCGCATCGCGCTCCACCTTCACGACGCGGACGATATTGCCATAACGGTCGTGGAGAGAAGTTGGTAGCCACTCTCCATTGACCATTTTACCCTGGTAAACGTTTTTCTTTTCTACCAGGGTAGCTTCTTTGTCTGTTACTATTTTTCTTAGTTTCTCTACCATCTTCTACCACAACTCCTTTCGCATAGCGGCAGCGCCGCTTAAGCGGAGGCCAGCACGGGCGGCCAGGCGGTCAAGGGCCGAAGGGCGAAGCGAACCCTTGACCGCCGACAGGCCGCCCGTGCTAGGCCGGTAGCGGCGGCGCTGCCGCGAAAGGAGTTGTCACTCCTTTCTTTTGCTCCGCTGGTCAGTCGCCGGTAGGCGTTTTTGTTTTTTTGTTTTTTGTTTTTTGTTTTTCTCGTGGGCGGCGGGCGTACCAACTAAGGGCGGGTGGGCGGGCCAGTCAGGACCGGCCACCCGCATGGACCGGCTGATGGACGGTGTACTACCTTAGGGTGGGCGGGCGGGCCAGTCAAGGCCCGCCGGGTGTACTACCTCAGCCTTGTGAGAGAAAACCACCACTACCTCTACCGCGCTGTGCGTGTGTACCACCTTTGAGGGTGGGCGCGATGGGGGTGGTACGGACCGCGAGTGGTGGGACGAGCGGGGCAACCACAGCCGAGCGCTGGCGTACTACCTCAGTCATGTCCGGTTTTTGCTTTTGGTGTACTACTTTTGGGTGGGCGGGTTGGGCCTCTCCGGGGGGCTATCAAATTCTCTGACCCTTTTGCGGCCCGCGTTTTGTCGTACCACATCAGAGGTGTACTACATCACAGGCGCCCTTGCCCGGCTCCGCCGGGGCGCGCCGCCGCCGCCGCCGTCGCCCAAGCCCAAGCCCAAGCCATCGGCCCAGCAGCGCTAGGCCAAGCGTCAGCGCTACAGCCTGGGCCGAGTTGACAGCATCAGCGTCAACGCTGTCGCGCCACAGGCCACAGCGCACAAGCAACGAATAAGCGCCAGGGGATAACTCCCCTGGCGCTTATTCCTGAGTCATTCGGTAATCATCCGAATGACCCTGGCTGCTAATTGGGCGTAGTACTTATCTTGGCTCACTAGACGGAACGTAATTACGTCCCCGTCGCCGTCGAACTCGCCATACGCCAAAACCTTATTGCGCAAGCTGATTGAAATTGCGCGTTTACGAGACCAAATACACGGTTGATAAGTAATGCTGATACCGTTATACATTGTCTTACCCACGAATTTCAACGTGCTCAGGACATTTTGATTCATCTTGACTTTGAGCATGGTTTACCTCCATTCTTTGGGTTTGGGAGTGAGCCCAAACTGGGCTCACTCCCGGTATGTGCTACTTGCCGTCGGCCTTTGTGGCCTTACGGACACGGCCTTTGGTCACCATCTGCTTGAGACCGTTCTCGCGCTCCTGCCGTTCGGCTTCAGCCTCGGCCTGGAGTTCGTCGAGGACATCGTCCTCAAGCTCGCCGATGCTGGGTGCAAGTGTGCCAAGAGGCTCACTCACCTGCTCGACGCAATACCGCCACAAGACGTAGGGCTTGCTGCCTTCCGGGTACTTGGCCCGGGCCACCGCGTAGCTGCTGAAGACCCGCAGGTAACCCAGCAGCTTCCCGCGCAAGCGGAACGAGATGACCGTCCACGCGGTATCGCTGATATCCCACTTCTCCAGTTGTACCACCACGTGGCCGATGAGAGCCGGAGAAGTCGAGAGAGTGTCCATGACCGCCGTGAAGACCTTGCGCATTTCCTGGAACATACCAGCCTCCTTGTCAAGTTTCTCGCGAGGGTAGCCTCGCAGTGTGGGCTTTGGGCCGATTGCCGATGTGGGTTGCGGGTGTGTGCCTGTCTGCCTCGTCCATTACCTCCTTGATGAGTCTAGCGTACCCCATCCCCTCCAAACAAACAATATGGAGTGCGAGGTCGGGGTCGGGGGTCGGGGGGCCGATTTTTATCGCATTATCGCGTGTTTAGATTGGCCGCTCACCAACAACTCAAAGGTAATTCCATTCAAAGCCTTTCATTCAAAGGTAATTCCACACAAAAACCCTCTCAAAGGCAATTCCACACAAAAACCCCCACTCACAAATATTCTTTCCCACCACCCCCGACCGCGTAAAACATTTTTAAACTATGTTTATGGTATAATAGGGTTAGCTAACTTTTAAGGGAGGTTATATGCCTAGGTATTTAGACAGAGATAAGTACCGTCCTATTTACATCAACTATGGACGCCATTTTATGGAGCGTGAAGGTAGGCCACCAAGCCGTTTAGACTGGCGCGGTGAAAACTTGCAACACTATCGAGAAGCGCATGGCATTACATACCCAAGTGCAAAACAAATTGAAACTATTTTTAGACGCTGGGGGCGCTTTGTTGAGGCAATTGGTGCACGCCCCAACTCTACTAAAATAGCTGTGGGTAGAGCCGCTATTCGCTTTTTGAAAGAGAATTTTGGTTTGGAAGAAGAAGACTTCCCAATGGGTGCTTATGACGGCACTATCAATGGGCGCACTGTCGAAGTAAAAGGTTCAACAATTAGCAAAGAAAAAACTTTTGGTCATGTACGCTGGCGGTTTCGTTTTCACCACCGTCAATACAGCAAACTATGCGACGAGTTGTGGCTTGTTGGCCTAGACGATGACCGCCCTTTGGCTGTGTGGCGGCTTAAAAAAGCAGACATGATGCGCTTTGTTGATGAGCGGGATGCGCTTAGCATTGCCGTAAGGTGTGTTTTTAAAAACGTATTTTATCCGTTGCATGCCAATATAGTTTGGAAGGCGCCGCTTACTAAGGCAGAAATTGACGAAATTTTGTCACGTGGAAAAGAACCACCTCAATGGCCTTACCACATTTACCCGCCTAAGAAGAATGGAGCAAATAATGGAGCTTAAGAACCTTTCTGTTAACGTTATTGCTAGAAACCCTTGGAACCCGCACTTTGCTACTAAGGAAGAATTAGAAGGCATTTTAAACAGCATTGTTAGCAAAGGAATGCGTGACCCTATTTTGGTGGTTGAATGGGACTGTGAAGTAAATTGGAATGAGAAAAACTACAGGCCCTCAGGCGCTTATATGCTAGTGGACGGCGAGCAGCGTTTTACTGCTTATTCGCTTGGCGTTGAGCGCGGCTTGCTGCCCGACAGCATTCCTGCGCTTGTAATGGGTAAGCTGTCGGAATTTAAAGTAGAAGAATTAATTGAGCTAGGCCAAAGCCTGAACCATAACCGTGGTTCAGGAGAAGACTTGGTAAAAACCGGATTAATTGTGGAAGCCCTTAAAAAGCGTGGTAAAACTCTTGACGAGTTGGCGTCAGCTATGGGTCAACCTAAAGACTTTTTAGCTGACGCGCTGGCGGCAATTAACACACGCACTAAACAAGTACCTGTTCGTGTAAAGCGCAACGAAGAGCGGGAAGACATTATTGCAGTACTTAGGTTTGGCACTGAAGACGACCACTCTGAATTTGAGGAATTACTTGGCAAAACTATTACCAAGCTTGAAAGCGCTGGCGTAGAGTTGCCCATTACTCGACGTTATCGAAGAAGTCAAGCAATTTTGGAGGTGCTGAAGCTTTATGTCAGTGCTGGATAAGGTGCGACAGCTTGTAAAGTCAAAAGAAGAGGTCAGTTTTTATGAACAGGTATTTACTCTTGCATCTTGGGGTTTTACGCAACGAGAAATTTACAACACTTTAGTCAAGCAGTATGACTGCACCATTAAGCAAGTCGAAAAAGCCTACCGCCGCATCAAAGCGGCGGTAGGCAATATTGACTTGTCTAGCCTAGTTGAGCATGAATTAGCGGGTTATTTAGCAAAAAGCGTTGTTATTGAGCAAGAAATGAATGAGCTGTACCTTCGCGCCAAAAGTAATTGGCAAATGCAAAATGAAGGACAATATTACGACGAAAACGGTAAGCGCATTGAGCCGGTTTCCGTTAAAGACTTGACAAAACAGCTACAAATTCTCGAACAAATAAGACGTGCAAGACTTGCGGTTATTACTGAAATGAGCAATAGGCTTAAGAACACTTCCAACGCCGCGACCGCGTTACCCGAAGGCGAAGCTATTAAGCTTGACGAATTCGTTAGGAAGCCCCCAAAAGTAATTGACGTGGAATATAGTTCAGTAAAAGACTAATTTATGGTATAATAATAAGAGCATACAGTGGGGGCTTGATACATACATACATATATGCTTAGGAAACATGCCCCCTCTTCAGCTTTTTTCCGTCTTATCGACTATAAGCCTTATCCTTACCAACAAGCCGTTCATGACTCTTGGGCGCAATATAGGGTTGTAGTAGTAGGCCGTCAGTCTGGTAAAAGCCAAATAGCTGCTGTTGAGGCAGCTTACGAAATTTTGTTTAGCCACGGTTCTCGCGGTTGGGTAGTTGCACCAACTTACGAGCAAGCTACTTTTGTTTTTGAGCGTGTAGCGGAAATGGTTAAAAAGGCACACGAGCGTCTTCCTGGTAAACGAGAAATATCGCTGTCGCGGCGCATGATGCGTCTAGACGTGCATCATTACGACAGCAAAGGCCGTTTTGTAGCAACTAGCCGCTTTCAGGGAAAAACCAGTGACAACCCCGATAACTTGCGTGGTGCTACCCTCGACTACCTAATCATGGACGAAGCGGCAATGACGGACCAACAAGTGTTTTTTGAAAGCTTGTTGCCCACATTGACTACGACGCAAGGTTGGGTGTTGCTTATTACTACGCCTAAAGGTTATGACTGGGTATATGAACTGTTTAGGACGGCTTTAGAATATAAAGACAAACCGGGTTGGCCCAACCATACGCAATACGCTTGTTGGCAACTTCCTACATGGGAAGCAAACCCAAACGTTTCTGCGGAGTTTTTTGAGCAACAAAAGCGAATTCAACCTGAACGTGCTTTTCGTCAAGAATATGGCGCAGAGTTTATTCCTGACTCAGGCTCAGTATTTCAACGTTTGTGGGAATGCCCAAAACAAAAAGTTTGGCACAAAACGGAAAACGAATTGTTTGTTACGCCAATTAATACACAAAGTAAATTTCACCGTTATGTAATTGGTGCTGACTTTGCTCGCTTAGACGACTTTAGCGTTTTTACTGTCTTAAATTTAGACACACGCACTGTTGTTCGTGTGCAGCGACTTAATACTGTTAGTTGGGAGCGCCAGCTTAATCAGTTAGCTGCTCTACAACGCGAATACCCCAACTCTTTTGTTGTGGTTGACTCGCGTGGTATTGGTGACCCGCTTACTGAGCAGCTGGCTAATATGGGCGTTCCTTTGTCGACTGCTAACTTTGGCACGACAGTCGAAAAAGAAAAATACATTAACAAGCTAGCGTTGCTTATTGAAAACCAACGTATTGTTTTACCTGACGACAAAGAATACATTCAGGAGTTTGCTGACTTTGTGTATGAGCGCACCCCGTCGGGTGCGCTTAAAATGCATGCAGCGGGGCGTGGTAAAGATGACAGGGTAGTTAGCTTGGCTATGGCTGCTTGGTATTTGCCTGAGGAAAACCCTGCATTACCCCACGCAGTCGAGCCTAATTTTACAGTAGACATTGAAGACGCTTTTGAAGAGCTTGACGACTTGTCAAATATACCGCTGTAACGTGTTGGGAGAGTGCTGTGTATAAACTTCTGGCATGGTTTTGGGCAATTACTTTTGCAGGGGGTAGCAAAACATGACTCACAACATAACTGTTGTTAGAGGCGATACTTGGGAGCTACCCATTTGGCTTGAAGACGCATTGGGTTTAGAAAACCTTACTGGAGCTTCTATTCGGCTTCAAATTCGCAACGCAGCGCGCCAGCTGCTTTTAGAAGCTAGCACTGCTAACGGACGAATTCAAATACCAGGACCAGTAGTGTTGGCTGCAAATGCAGTAGCAGGAACTAATACGTTGTCTGTTTTACCGTTACCTGGTCCTTTGTTGGGCAATTCAGAAACCAAACAAACTTTAAAGTTTGGTAACGTGCTTGTACGGCTTACGCAAGATGCTGCAGAAGGTGAAACCGAGTTGAAAGTAGAGCCTTTATCAGCCGGTTTACCGTCTGGCGCACAAGCCCCAATGGGGTTGTTTATTATTCGCGTTGAGTCGGCGAACATGAACATGCCGCCTGGCCGATATAATTATGACCTTGAGGTTACTTGGCCCGGCTCGCCCGCAACAGTAGAAACTCCCTTGTTGGGGGCGTTTATTGTTTTGGAGGATATTACCTCATGACCGGGCGACAAATGTATGTTTTAAACTCCCAACGCAGGGTTTATGTATCCCAGCGCGGTATTCGGGTTGTTTCAGTTGGTGTCAGGCCGCCACGTATAACTACTTCATCTGCAGGCGGGGGCGCAGTTGCTTATGAGCATTTCCAAGCCGCGCCTGCATCTGTATGGACTATTAATCACAATTTGGGGTATTTTCCCGACATTCATGTTTACAACGTAGGAAGTTCAGAAGTATTGGCTGAAATTGTTCACGTTTCTGTTAATCAAGCGTTGGTTTATTTGACTGTCCCAATGGCGGGACGTGCTAGGTGCGTTTAAGAGGTGTAGACTATGGCGAAGCTTGTGGCAACTAATTTGGACTTTAATAACGCGGCTAAAATTATTAACTTGCCTAACCCCACTGACAACCAAGACGCTGCTACTAAAGCGTATGTAGACTCGGCTGTTGAAGGCTTGTCTTGGAAAGACAGCGTACGTGTAGCAACGCAAGCAAACATTAACTTGGCTAGCCCCGGCACCACTATTGACGGCATCACTATGTCTACGGGCGACCGCGTTTTGGTGCGGGCTCAAACTAATGCTGCAGAAAACGGTATTTATATTTGGAATGGTCCAAGCACTGCGATGACCCGTGCTTTGGACGCAAATACTGCTGATGAGCTTGAACAAGCGGTTGTAACTGTTGAGGAAGGTACTTCGGCTGGAGCTACTTTTAGGCAAACCAGCGTAAATTTTACTCTTGGCACTAACCCTGTAAACTGGACCAACTTCGGTAACAGCGCCCCCGCCGCTACGGAAACCACAGCGGGTATCGCGCGGATTGCTACCCAGAGCGAAGTAGATGCGGGAACGGACAACAGCACCTTTGTCACTCCGCTCAAACTGGCTAACTGGTCTGGCCGTATTCGTAAATATGTTACCAATATTGGCGACGGTAGCGCAACGCAATTTACTGTCACGCATAACCTAAACACCAGAGATGTAACGGTAAGCATTTATCGCAACAGCGGTAGCTATGATGAACCTCTAGTTGATATTGAACATACTTCAGTCAACTCTGTAACTGTGCGCTTTGCTGCGGCTCCTAGCGCTAACGCCTATCGTGTTGTAATCATGGGATAACATGGAACAACTTAGTCCATTAAAAATTTTGCAATTGTCTTCCCTGCCCAGCGCCTCGGCCAATGCTGGGGCGCTGGTGCAGGTGTCGGGTGTGCTCTACTGGAGCGACGGCACAAACTGGCTCCAGGTAGCCCCCAGCTCAGGCGGCGGAACAGTTTACGACAACAGCGACCCTAGCAGCAGTTTCTGCCTACTGGACGACTTTATTTCGTCTGGAACGTCCAACTACGGTATCTACGGACCCCTAGGGCTAGAAGTGGAGGTATCGGGTACATCAGCGGCGGTGTCAGCGATTCCGGGAGGACAATATTCTCCTGGCGTAATGCAGGCAGCTACTGGAACAACTGCTACAGGCCGCGCAGGGTGGTACACGGCGACTTCTTTCCCCCTAAACTTCGGCCAGTTCAACGGCATCGGCGGAGCATACAACCTGAAATTCCGCATCAAAACGGATACAACGTTATCCGACGGTACAAACAGCTATTCGCTGCTGATGGGCTTTACCAACGCCGCAGGTTCAAATACTCCCAGTAACGGTTTGTTCGTTTACTACGACCAGAGCACCACTACCTGGCGTTTTCGCGCCAGAAACGCGGGCACACAAACGGAAGCGGATAGCAATGTTACGGTAGCCGCCAATACCTGGTACACGGTGGAAATCGCTGTGTCGAACGCCGCAACCCCTACCGCCACCTGCCGGATAAGAGGCTCCAACAGCACGGATAGTGGAACGCTGAACATCAACACGAACGTACCGACTGGACAAATCGGGCTTGGGTTCCAGATTCTGAAATCTGCGGGAACTGCGTCCAGATTATTCATCATCGACTACGTGCGGCTCATAGGCGTGTTCAGCACTCCAAGGCCATAGGAGGAACGACATGGCGCGGTTGGTAATTTTATTATTTTTATGCTTATTTACTTTAGCGAGCAGCGCCGTGCCGCCTGGAGTAAAAGCAGCTAAAACCAGTGCTTATAACCTTTGGGTGTTAGACGGCGGACTAATGCAAGTTATTTGCACAGGCACTGCTGTGCAAACTTCTGAAGAACCAATTTTTTTAACAGCTGGACACTGCGTGTCAGATGCCCCTAATGCTCGATATTACATTTCTCAAAGCGTGGACCCTGAATACCTAGTTCGAGTCACCTTAAAGTGGTGGAAATTTTCAGGTATTGCATACTGGCGAGAAGGTGACTACGCAATTTTTACTTTGCCCGAGAATTTTAAAACCGCTTTAGTACCAGTTTGTGGGGGTAAACCCGAACCTGGTGACACCGTTTGGGCGTGGACTGCTCCAGTAGGAATGCAGGTAATTTTGCGGGCGGGAATGTATTCTGGAGAATTGCATTTTCCTGGTTCTGAAGAAGACGAAAAAGCAGTCGGCGGAATGGGTTTTGTTGATATTGAAGGGGCACCAGGTTCAAGTGGTTCGGGAATGCTAATGGAAGAAAACGGTAAAATTTGCGTTTGGGGTGTGTGGGTTGGCGGTTTTCGCAACAAACCTGCTGGCGCAATTATTTCCTGGTTGCCGCCTGTTTTGAAATAATATGGCAGACAATTTTCTTTCACGCCTCTTCCCGCGAAAGCGTGACCCTACGCTAGTCGCGGACTTTGGTTTGGTTAGTAATGGTGTTAACCAGTCAGCAGTACCGCTTGACGATACTGACCTTAATCGGCTTGAAGCCCCGCAAAAGGTTCCTTCTTTTGCGCTCAACCTTGATAGCGACCGTGGACAACCGCTAGTTGAAAGTGGCGAGCTAGTTAACACTGGTTTATCAGATGCCGAGTGGTTGGCGGCTTACCACGAAATGCAGTTTGATGACGCGGTTGCTGATGCCTTGCATACTCTTTTTTCTAGGCTGCACACTTACCCTTACTATGTCCGCCCCGCCAGCCTTGACCCGCAAGATATTTTTATTGCGGCTTTTGTAACTGACCAGCTAGGCATTGGTTATTCTAGTTTTTCTAAGTACCCTTCTTTTCGGCGTTTGCTAAATGTTTTTGAGCAGGCGCTTATTTATGGCAAAGGCGCTGCAGCAGAAATTGTATTGCAGCCTTCTGGTAAATATGCCGTCATAGACAAATTAGTGCCTATTCATCCGTTCCATATTGCTGACATTGAGCGCGACAGCAAAGGTGGCCCTAAAAACTTAGTAGTTGAGGGCATGACTCTTGCCGGACAAGAGCAAACTCCTGAGCAAAAACGAGTTAAATTACCCTTTAGTAAAGTGGTTTATTTTGCTTACAAGGACAATGGCACTCTTAAGGGGCAAAGCCTTTTGCGGGCGGCGTATTTGCCTTGGCGAATTAAACGCGCCATGCTCAAATTAGTCAACGCTGGTTATGAGCGCTTTTTGTTGGGTATTCCAGTATTACAAGTACCAAAAAGTGTTATGCCAGGAACTAAAGAATGGCAAATGGCTGAAACTACGTTAAAGCTGTTGGCTGCTAAACCTAGGTCAGGTACGGTATTGCCAGAAGGTTGGGCTTTAAGCATTGAAGTAGTTAATACTCAAATGCCAGATGCGCAGCCTTATATTATTCGTCAAGACTTGGCAATTAAAAGGGCGCTTGGTGTTGGGTTTAGTAGCGTAGGCACGGATGCAGCTTCTTCTAACTATAAAGCTAGCGAAAAGTTGTCAAGCGTTACTGATGTGTTTAGTTTTGACCTTGCTTTGCAATTTTGTGAATTTGTCAACTTGTACTTTATTAATCGCTTAGTTTATTTAAACTTCCCTACTGTTAAGCGTTTTCCGCATCTCACTATTCTTCGTTCTACTCAAGCCGACTCCAGTGCAGTATTAAACGCTTTTGGTCAGATGATTTCTGCAGTGCGCGGACCTAACGGTATTGATATTGAACAATATCAAACCATGAGCCGTCTAGCGCCGCGCTTTATTCGGGAATTGTTAGGCTTTGAGGAAGACGAAATTCTCAGTCGTTTAGAGGAGGCTCGTAGGAGCATACGATGAGCGAACCCGTACCCAAGCATTTGCTTTTATTTAGTGCTGACGGCGAGCTAGCAAGCGAGCCGGTGCACTTTGAGGAAGACCCGGATACGCCGCCTTTGTTTAAAGGCAACAAGGTATCCAAGCCTATTTGCATTTTGTGCGAAGGAGAATTTTATGGGCAAACCCTGAATGGCAAAACCGTTAAAGTTAGTTACAACAAAAACTTTTTAGAAGCTATTGCTAAAAACACTAAATATGACCAAGCTATGAATTTTGACCACTGGCGTGGCGGCCCTAATGAAACGGGTTGGGTGCGCGCCAGCACTGGAAAGCCAATGTATGTTGAAAAATTGACTGATGGCCGTTGGGGGTTGTTTGCCCAACTTGAAGTAACGCCAGAAACTTTTAATTTAATTGAGAGTGGACGTTATCGACGCTTAAGTGCAGAGGTTGATAGGCAGGCCAAACGACTTGTCGGCCTGGCTTTAACCAATTACCCTGCTGTTGACGGGGTGCATCAATTTACGGAGGCAGTACAGATGGAAGATAATACCGAACTGTTGTCCCGCGTTGGACAGCTTGAGCAGGCTTTGAAGGAGGCTACTGCTCAACTTGAGGCTTACAAGAAAGAAGTTGAATTGGCGCGTGAGCGTGCTGAGCTTAGTGAACGTATTTTGCGTTTTAGTGAAAAGGCTCAGAATATTGCTCGCGAAAAGCTGGTGCCTGGTTTGCAAGAATTAGTACTCCAGCTTTATCTGTTTGCGGCTAAGCACGACGAGCCAGAAGTTGTGCGGTTTTCGCAGCCTGATGGAAGCGTGAAGGAGGAAAAGCTTACTGCTGTCGAACTCCTTGACCGCCTATTTGAGCAGCTTCCCAACGTTGCTACGTTTAGCCAACACCTTAAGGAACAGGAAGCCAATAACACGAACGAAGAAGAGGAATTTTTTACTAGCGTTAGCCAGCTGCTCAAGCAGCGTCTTGGCCGTTAATGAGGTGAAGTATGCCTGTTGTTACTCCTTTTCGTAAGCTTTTTGAAGTAAAAGAAAAGCAGCACAACTCTTTGGAAGGTTTGCTGCGCCACCCGGTTATTGTCAGTGGCCCTATGGCTACTGGTTATTTGCCCCGGCGTGGTCAGCTGGTGCGGTGGGACGCGACCGCTAATGTTTGGCAACCCGTTATTTATGCTAAGGCAAGGGTAGAGAATAGCAAGCTTAAGCTTAGCGTGTATGACAACCTTGTGGTTGGCAACAACTATAAGGTTATTCTGTCGGATGGTAGTGTTGCTACTGTTGCCTTGACTCAGCTGGTTGTGCCCACGTTTGACCCGGTTAGCACTCTGCAAACCAACGAAGACTACGCCGTCTTTGCTGACCCTGACGGTGCTGGTCCCCTCACTCCTAACGACATTCGTTACGTTTGCCCTGCTACCGCTGACCTTGCTACTAAGGTTGACGGAATTGTCTATGAAGACAGCTTCCGCAACCACAGCAACCCCGCTGCTCCGGTAGCTGCTGGCGTGGCTGTAGAAGTGGACGGCGCTAAGGTTGGAGAAGTTTATGGCGCTGACACTACTCTGGCTGCGACCCTCGGCTTCAAGTTGCTGAACGGCCTGGTATTTTTCCGCGCTTAATAACGGAGGATAAGGATGCTTATCGAACTTAATGTCGAATCCGAACTGCGCTTTCCTACGCGCAAAACTATTGAGAAAATTTTGCAAGACTTGGATAACGACTACCACGGGTGGGCCAACACCGACAACTACATTCTGGCTAGCCGTTATTTCCCTATTCGGCAAACCACTGATACTGAAATTAAAATTGCCGTCATGCAAAACAGCCACAAGTACGGCATGACTTATTTCCATGCTCCGGGTACTGACCCGAGTACCTGGACGATGAGCGAGGGCGTAACCGCCTATGAGTCCACCTGGCGTGGGGCGCACTTTAAAGAAGGTTTGAAGTTTGGTGAAGTGGAAATTTTGGAATTGGCTAGTGTGGCTCCCGGCATTCGCAACCGCCGTATTAGCGAGCGTATCAGCGAAGGCTTGGCTAACATGGTTGAGCGCCGTAAGCGGCGCTTGGAATGGCTGGCGGCTCAGGTGCTGACGACTGGAAAAATTCAGGTTTCTGCTACTGACCCTGATAACCCAGAAAAGCTGGCTTACACTGTTGACTACCAGTTTGACAGCTTTACTTTGCCCGCAACTAACTTTGTGACTAAAACTGCTGGCGTGTCTGATAATGACCCGGTTAAGTGGGCCATTGACCTGCGTAATGCGGCAATGGATGACCCTGTTGTGCCGGGTAAGTATCGCCCTGTTGAACTGCTTGTCACTTCTAATTTTGCCCGCGTTTTGCGCGAAAACACTA